AAAGTATAAAATTATAATTTTGGAGGGGAATTGATTTGGATAAGCAATACTTAGTGACTGTAACACCTGTACCTGTTCAAGATAATCCTACATCAAAGAAAAAGCATTCCTTGTCAGCAGCAGATAGAAAAAACATAAAAGTATCGCCTGACACACTTGATAAAATAAAAGCTATTTGCACAATGAAAGACATGAAAAATTATGAACTTATTGATGTAATGTTAGATAACTATATCGATAATAAATTGAATTCAATTGAACAAGATAACCTAAATGACATAATGTCTATACGAAAATAAGCCCTGCTTTCTGTAGGGCTTATTGTTTTAAATAATTAGATTTTCACCAAAACTTCCACCAAGGCTTTTTCTTCTCTTTCACAGCAGCGACCTCATCCCGAAATTCTTGCATCATTCTCTTCGTTTCCTGCATCTCACGTAGCGTCTTCATAAGTGTCTCATCCCGCGCTTCCAATCGTTTTTCCACTCGTTCATTATGCGCTTCTACGCTTGCTTTGATTTCCTCGTTACTTTGCTTCGCCTGCTCACTTAATCGCTTCTCCATCGCTAACATACTCTGATTCATTTCTTGTGCCATAACGCTATACTGTTCCTCTAGTTGCTGTTTAATGTGGAATGGCACTAAGTCCGTTTCCTCAGTCTCTTCTTGAATCAGATCCGGATTAACTTTCTCTATTTGCTGCGCAATCATCTTCGCTGCCTTTTCTAGCGTCATACCGTCATGCTTACTCAGCTCGATTAACTTCTCAATCACCATAACGTCATGCTCTGTGTATTGGCGTCTGCCGCTCTTATCCTTCTTTACAGAAAATCCCTCACGTAATAATACCTCCATGTACTTTCTAAGGGTGCTATCACTTATTCCTAGTCGTTTGTATACTTCACTAGCAGAATAAACAATCTCGTCCGTCATAACGTCACAACACCTCCTAGTGAGAGTATTCCATGAGGTTTAAGAAATTCCTGCAAATAAAAAAGCCCTGATTCAACAGGGACAATTTAATCTTTATTTGACTGTTCTATACGTAATTGTAATTGTTCAATTTCTTTATCACGCTGTAATAACTTCTCTTGCGTTTCTTTTAGTTCTTTTTTTAACGCGGGTAATTGCGCCTTTAATTCAACTAAGTTTTCTTGATTAGATATTAACAGCTTATACTGTTCATTTATATCATTTATAACTTCTCTTCTATTATTCCATCCTATCGCTAAAATAACAGTACCTAGTGCAATTACACTAATAAATGTACTTATAGTTTCTAATTTTGCTTCACCTATATTTTCAATAATAGTGAAATTAGGGAACCAAATAATCCCAAACATTGCAATGAAATGAGTTGCCACCAACCAACCTGTTTGAGATGATTCGCTTTTTATAAAATTATCCGGACCGATTTCCAACTTAATTATAAAATCACTTATTGTGAAACAAAGTCCTGCTATAGAAATACCCATTACTAACGCTGGCGGTATTGATGCACCACCGAAAACGTATGCAACCCCTAGAACAATTATAGCTATCCCTATAGATATGGTTATTAATTCCATAGTCTTTATCCAATTAGATTTCATTTTTTTCGCCCTTCCAATAGATTCTCTAATTTCCTACTATAATAATATCATTAAATTAAACTTAATTGGTCTAGTAGTTTTTTTGTTAGTAAATACCTAGATTAAATAGCTTTAGCGATTTCAACAAGTAATCTCATAAATAGAGGAATCATTTGGACAACTATATAGCCGATTCCTGCCCTTGAAATAAGAGAGAATCCCCGTTCCTGGCTACCCACCATAATGAATAACCCACCGCATAACGCCACAACGGATGCGATTGGATAGGACACTGCTTTAATCAAGAATATAACTGGCTCAAATGCATTTACAATACGATTATATAGTTGGCCATCTATATAATTCTTTATCGTGCCGTCATTGGACTGCACATCTTTAAATACTTCATTCACATCTGGATTATTTCCATCAGCAAACACATGAGGAATATCTATAATTTGGCTGAATATAATAGCACTACCGATCACAATACTTATTCGCGCCGCCACGGGTGCGTATTTTTTTGCTTTCTTTTTGAACAAGCTCCACTTTTTCTTTGCTCCATAGTTACCATCCATGAAATCTTTGATGCTCATCGTCTCAGTTGCCATACGGACCATCTCCCTGTTTTTAATGGAAATCAGTAACGGTAAATATGTTGCAATCCAATCCTTCGCAAAGCTTCTGGAGTTGTTTTCTACGATATTCCGTCGTGGTGTACCAAATAAACTTAGGTGTCTTTTCAAACACTTTGCATTCCATCAATTTGCGATACTTCTGCATCTTGATACGATTCGCGCTCATCTTTTGCTCACGATCCACCTCTACAATGTGATAACGGCCATTATCTGTGAAAAGTGCATCTGCAATTATAGAAACAATACCTTTTACATTCATTTTTACTTCCTGCTTCCACGTTTTCGGGCATTCATAAGCGATATAAATGTCATTCCTCATAATGTAATGGCGAAATTGATTCGAACGTTTGAGTATCTTCTTACTTCCAATACGCTCACGCCCCTCCTTGTTGAGATAATAAACCTTTTCCCCATCTCTAAAGCTGGACACATATTCTTCAATACCCTTCATTACACGAGAAGCATTCCTGTCACCGCCAAGATCATGAAGTACCTGGATTTGCTTCCTACTAAGAAAGCCGAGTTTCTTCAAGCTCAAGAGTATACTTTCTGTTCGTGCTTCCTTCATTGCTAACTTTTGCATTTTCATTCTCCTTTCTCGCTCTGATATTGATGTGTGGCTTTATGATGTTATCAATCTGCTTATTATCGATATAAACCGTCTGTACGACCTTCTTCTCGTTCGTTTGATATATAGCCCTTCCCTTTATGTTGGGAAGACTCTCTGCGCCACCCTCATCTAAAACGGCACGGCTCCCTGCCTCTGTTTGTAATCTAAAGCAAACACGAGCACCAATGTTTTGACGCAGTTGTGACGGCATAGCGCTATTCGTCGGATATTGGGTTGCGTATATTAAACGGAATCCAGCCGCCCTGCCACGACGACCAATATCAACAATAATGTCTTGGCACTCCTGATATGGCGCTATATCGGCTGCTTCATCTACGATTACAAAATATCGTACTGGATCCCCGGCTTCTTTTATATCTTCGTATCCTTTTTCTAGTAAGTATTCGTTTCTATCATTCAGTTTATCTTGCAATTCCCTTAGAGTCTCAAGGGCTTCCTCTGGATTCTTCGCAATTGATTCGACTTGATTTAGGAATCTGTATCGGTTGAAAGAGAGACCACCCTTCAAATCAATGAGGAATAGCTTTATATTTTCTGATTGGTTACGCACCAGTGACGTAATGATGAGTTTTAATACATTCGATTTACCCATGTCCGTCATACCCGCTGATATCATGTGTGATAACTGATCGAAGTCGTGTTTTACTAATCCATCCCTCGTATAACCGATAGGTACTTCCCATCCTTTGCATTGCTTCATCATGTCATCTTCAAACTTCACAAAATCAGGAATCCCTTTCTCATAAATTCTTATTTTCAACAAACCGTCGTAAGACAGCTCAATTTCCTTTCTAACGAGTTTTTTCTTGTTCATGATGTTTTGTATTTGTTTTAAGATATCTTTTCTCAGTCGAAGAGATTTGAAGTCTTGTAGTCTAAAATCATAAACTTTGCTCTTGTGATTCAATCCGTCCTCTAAATGCTGTATTTTTTGTTCAAAATCGGAGAAACTAAGTCCCAAGGGAATCCGATACGCATATTCCACACCCCACTCATTTCTCGTTTTGCGAAGCAATTGTATAGTTCTGGTCTCTTTTCCTTCTTTAACTTTCAAACCACAATTCGCGCAAATCCTTTGGATCTTAGAAGCATCAGTCGTTGCTCCTTTTTGATGCATTTTTGCTAGAAGTATTACACTACCAACTGCAGCTGAACTTACTAACTCAAATATCACAAACCCACACCACCCTTCTTTTCGTATTCTGCAAGAATAGTCCCTGGAGATTAGAAGAGATAAAAATAGCTATGAATCGTTGAAATTATTAGTCTTTCAATGTCTGAAGTATTATTCTGCAAGCGAATTCTATTTAGAATAGGCGAAACGAAGTTTTAAAAGGCTATTAATTTGGAACAGTTAATCGTAATTTGTTTGGTATGGTAAAAGGTATTTCATACTGTTTGTTTGATATGCATCTTTTTTTGCACTCGTATAAAAAAGTTAACTCTTGTACATGCTGTTTATTGAGGTGACAGTAATGTTTGATTGGCTAAAACTAGGTAAAACAAATAGAAGTAAATTTGGCAAGTGGTTAGATAGGCAAGGGATTTCTCAAGCTGAATTAGGAGAAAACTCCAAGTTGAGTAGGGCGACAATTTCAAAATTGTGTAATGACCATACATACAGGCCGAAATTTTCAACTATATCCCAAATCACAAAAGGATTAAAAAAGTTAGGGAAAAACATAAAAGAAGATGAATTTTGGATGTAGTTTCGTAAAATCGAGGCTATTTCCATGCTTTAAAAAGAACAAATGTTCGTGTATAATGGACATAAATTACACGAATCGGGGGATTATCATCATGGAAAATCAAAACTGGGGAACACCAAAGATTAAAGGTCGCGGGATGGTGAAGTGGACTCCCTTCGCGAGTATGCCGGAACAGTTTGCAGGAATTAGAGAAATACTTAATGATTTAAAAAAAGTGCCGAAACCATTGGTTTCCGAGGACATGCAAGAACAGATTGAACGTAGTCTTATTCATTCGATGCAAACGCATGAAGAAATTCTGGTTTCTTATTACCGTGATGGCTCCATTCACGACATGTACATAAATGTTCAACATATCGAACCGATGCTAAAAACTGTATATTGTACAGATGCATTTGGATTGAGTACGGAGTTTAAGTTTGATGAATTAGTGAATATAAACTAAAAAAAAGAGGGCCTACTCAAAGTTGAGCAGACCCTCTTTTTTACTTAACTGTATATACCCATCCTTTGCGGTCAAGGTAATCAGTAAATGCTTTTAATTGAACATCGCTAGTTGGATCAGTTACAGGATAAATGTACCCATCACTTTTAAGGTTTAAGTTACCTGTCATGTGAACTGAATTTAAAGCGCCAACTACATCAGCTAAATTTTCTCCGCCGATACCACCTACTTCTACAACATTGCGTTTTTGATTAGGTGGTGGAGTTGGTGCGGTTGGTTGACTACTCCCAACAGTTTGTCCAGTCAAAGCATAAACAATGGAATTAGCTATTTTATCCACATCCCATTTCGCCATATCTGATTCATTATCGATGAATCCAAGTTCGATTAGGATTGCTGGTGCTTTAGTGCTATTTAACACATAAAGGTCAGTACGTTGTTTCGCTCCACGATTAGACCACCCAATATCTTTTGCAAGTTGTGCGGATACTTTTGCTGCTAACGCTTGTTGGTCATAATAACAAACTTCCACACCGTTTGCAGATCCGTTATAAGCGTTTAAGTGGAATGAAATTACAAGGTCCACACTATGAGAATTACAGTTGCGAACGATGTTATTTAAGTTTTGTGCTTGAGTAGAACCTGTTTCATCAGTATCATCATAAACCGTATGACCTAACGCACGTAGCTTAGCTGCAACTGCATCCTTAACCAAACGATCCATAACATGCTCTTTTCTGTTTCCCCAATTAGCACCTTGTACAATATTGTTGTGACCACCATGTAAACTATATTTACCCATTATTTATCCTCTCCTTTGTTTTGATTATCAGCAAACCATTTACCAGCAGTAGGATTAGATACGACACCTGCAGCAATCAAAATGTATAAAATCATATCTACATATTCTTGATATCTTCCTAAATTAAAATTAGAGACGGAATCCATTAATACCATCCCCAACAGTGCGAACAACGCTACCCACAATCCATAATTCTTAAATTTCTCTTGCATCGTTATTTCCTCCGTTTCCTTGTATCAGAACGTTTTATTTTTGCTTCAATTTCACTTGCTACACTTTCCAGTAACCAAGTCGGAATCCATTTATCCCAACCGACACGAACGCAATTAGCTGTGAAACTATTGAAAATGTGATATGTTAAACCGCCAGTTACCATAAAAAAGAAGAAATCCGGTAACTTGAACGCGATATCAAACATGTGAGCTAAACACGGCAATAAAAAAAGCACCACGGTACGCGCGATGCCTTCTACTCCATATGCAGATGAATACGATCCGTCTAACTTCGATGCTTTGCTTCCTGTGATCCAGTCTAATGAAACGACCATCATCAGAATACAAATCCAGATTAAGTTAGATTTTCCGTATATGAGACTTAAAAATGTTCCTAAACCTCCGCCAACTAGTGAGCCAAGTTTAAATGTTGTGGAGTTGAAAATATCGATTATGTTAAGACTTCTGAAAATATCATGGACTCGATCCAATTGTTCACCTCCTTTCAAAATAAAAAAGCCTGCTATAAGCACGCTTTGGTTTAAATCTGTATTTTATTGAATTTGTATTGTCTCTTCACTTGATTCTTGGGTAGTTGTGGTACTACCACCATTATTACCTACTTTACAAAGTAAAAAAGCATACAATGAGTATGCTTCGTCATTTTATATAAATTTTATTCCATTTAGAATTTGTCATTTAACTAACATAATGATTGCGCCGGATATGATAAGCCAAAAAGCTAACGATAGCATACCGCCGTAATACAAACCCTTACTGAAGGTCGATTTCTCTACCATACTATCACTCCTAGTCTATTTATTTATAGATTACATTAGGGGTGTTAACTCTTAATGAATTTCATGTGTATATAATAAGTTCGTCCACTATCTCATCTGATTAAGAACTATACCTTGCTGGATTTTTTAGTCTTTCTTTGTATGTCCAGATATCACGCGAAATATTTTTACAACTAACTGCCATTTGATCATCTCGCCAAACTAAATCTCCAAATTGGAGCATCGCCTGCATCCTTGTATCATTTTGATACAAAAATACATCGCCATCTTTATACATTCCTTTTTCATACCCTATCAAAATTTCGGAAAGTTTCACATAATCACCCTTCACTTTGAATTCGATACGCATATGATTCAGTTCTTTTTAGGGATATTCTCTATAATTGAGCATATTCCCTTTATTAATATGTCAACATTTAAATCTAAAGAATGACGAAGACACACCCTTAGCTATCGCCTTAGTTTTATCTGTATTTACAATGTAACCAGGCTTACTACTAGAAATTCCAATGTAATTTCCTCTAGCGAAGTTTACATCACCATCTTTTAATACATCATCATTCGTTTGCATTCCCTTGATCTTTATCGTCCCTGCTTCACCTGGATTAATATCATTTTCTGCAAACCCTAAGAAATCATCAACATCATCAGTTGAAATCATTACCTCGCATGACGTAAGGGTGTTTCCTCTTCGTACTGCACTACCTCTTGGAATCCCAACACTTGATGCATTTCTATACGTTGCTCTTTCATCTGTAAATTGCGGACGTTCTAATTTAGCTGGATTAAATAAAGTCGCTGTACCATTACTACCAAGTGCATCATTGATTTTTTGTAAGATATAGGTATTATCCTTGCCTGAATAATCTTCATTAAAAGTAATTGTAATAGGTTGCTTACCCTCAAAAGTTACAACTAAGTCCACAGGAGAACTTGTTCTATCTCCTAATCGACGTTGCATGCCACTTACACGACGATCATTATTTAATCCGACAGTTATATCGGATACATCGTAACGACCGTATACATAACCTTGTAATCCACCTTTGCCTTCGAAGGGATACATAGTTCCAAATAGTATCGGTACAGCTGAGCCACTGATTACGACTTTTGAGTTCGTTACTTTTTCGTTGGAAGTAATCTTCAACGCTAATCCGCGAGTATTGTTAATATAAGGTACAGATGTATTTGAAAACCCTCTAATTTTTATGTCATTATGGTTTGCGTATTGATAATCTAATTCATATGGAATCCACGGATTATCATTTACAAGAATAGAACCATTTAGTTCGCATCCCTCTAAAATAAGTTCGTCATTCGTCCCACTACCCAAATTTTCAATAGTAATTGAAATTGGATTGTCCGGGTGAGTAGAGATTAACTTACAATTTCGCAGTATATTGATATTCGCTTTCTCGAATTTCTCACGATTATGCACATACCAAGCTCTTACAATTGACTTAAATGTACAATTTTCATGAATTGTTGTCATTCCTGATGAAGATCCGTATCCATAAGGAGTTGTAGAATTCCAAAGGGTTGCTACGCTATCCGGTCCTGTTAATTTACCTTGCGAACGTCTCCATTCCTCTGCATCTTTATTACCGTAATGCTCAACATAACAATTCTTTAAATTATGTTTCGTATTTTTTACCGCACCACTAGATTCATCATGTACTGCGTAACGTATATTTTTACCGGTGATCTTCAAATTTCTAATTTCAAAATCATCTTTCACGTTTATCGTTGATTGCGGTGTAATCTCTGCATCGGTTGCAGAAGAAGGAAGCTCTCCTTTTAACCAACACCGTTCATTGTCTATACCAATCAAACGCACAAATGGTTTTAAAGTCCAATTTATTTCAGTATAAACACCAGGATAAATAATGATTTCATACCACTTCGTTGCACTCGAATTTGTGATGCTGTCATTAGCTAGTTTTGGTGATAAATAATCTCCTGTTCCATCTGGTTTAACTGTCTTCGTAATAACTTCTACAGTCGGTAATGTGAAACTAACCTGATCTGGTCCAATCACCATGCCATAAGGAATATATGGTGTCGCACTAGTTCCTTTCTCTAATTGAGTAACTGATAGTTGTGCATCCCTAACAGACATTCGAATATACGCTGCATTTACTGGAGTAGTTTTTAATTTTGTTGCGAAATCTAATCCGCTTATATACACCTTATTTGCATCGTAAAATGCTAATTGTTCCCCAGTTCCTGAAATAACATAATCTGTGTTTGGTTGAATCGCTATATATTCACTAACGTTAAAACCAGCCATAGATACTAAATTACCTGAGCTAAAGGAAACGTAATACCCTACCGAAACAGTCGATTTATTAAATAAATTCCTACTTGGTACACCTCTCATTATATTTCTTTCTAAAGAGAGTTTATCTTCTGGAATTGGTAATTTAATTGAATCGACATCAAGATAAACAGATCCAAAAGGAACATATGGCGTTACAATCGTTCCTTTTTCTATTTGCGTTATTGAAAGTTGGGCGTCTTTTACGGTCTGCCTCATATAAGCGGCGTTTGCTGGAGTTAAAGATACATTAGAAGCGTTTGTATAACCACTTATATATTTTTTATTTGCATCATAGTAAGCACCTTGCTCCGTTGTACCTGACACTCTGTATTGAGTACTTGGTAAGATTGGTATATATTCACTAGCGTTGTATCCTGTTGCCGAAGCTAAATTACCTGTATTATTTTCTACAAAATAACCAGTAGAAATAGCGCTCTTATTAAATAGGTTTCTAGACTTCAAACCAGTTAATGCATAAAAAGATAACTTTTCCGGTGCGATTTCTCCACTCGGAATATGTTTACCTTTAACGGAATTATCTTTTAATAATGTTTCGTCCACTTTAGGTGTAAAGCTCTCGTAAGCTGTCGGGACTGTCCCTTGTTCTAACTGTACAGTGGATAATTGTGTTGTTCTTACAGATAGTCGAATGTAAGCAGCGTTTATCGGGCTGTTGAATGGTACATTTGTACCAGTCAATCCGCTAATATACATTTTGTTACTATCATAAAACGCACACTGTTCTGAAGTTCCGCTCACTACATATCCTGTGTTTGCTTGTATCGGAATGAAACTACTAGCCGTAAATCCAGCTGCCGCACTTAAATTTCCTGTATTATAAACAACATAATAACCGGATGTTACGTCAGATTGGTCAAATAGATTTTTACTTTTTATACCTATTACAGATTTTTTAGCTAAATCTGTTGTTGTTTTGACATTCCCTTCAAGAATGGAGTATGTTTCTTCTAACTTGGTCCAGTTTTCATTCGTTTTATTTCTGAAATCTCTGTCTTGCGCTGTGTTTCCCCAGCGATTTAACGATACAGGCATAATATCACCTTCCTTTGTAAAGAAAAATGAGAGCGCATTTACGCTCTCATGATTTTTTTTAGTAACTTGTTGGAACAGGTTCAAAAGTACCACTAATCATTACATTGATTGCGTTGTCTTTTTCCTGCTGCAATGATAAGGTATTGCTTTGATTCAACACAACAAACATATCAATCACTTCTGTCGATCCAGCTTTAATAATGCGATTTTTCATAATATCAACTGTATTTACAGTCATTGTGACCTTAGCATCTACTATATCTGTATTTGTAACTATCATTTGCTTAATTGTCACTTGAATCCCTGGCTTTACATCATAAACAGGTAGTTTGGACGTTTGTGGTACACCTAGATAAATTTGAACCGATTGCGACATAATTAATTCCTCCTAATTTATACAAAATTCGTTTTTTTATAGATTTCTATAACGCTTTTCCAAATAAAAAAACACCTCCTTATGGCGTTATAATCTATTACTTAATTCCTCTTCAAGTTGGCGAATCTTATCTTCCATTTCTTCTTTTTGTTTTTCAAGTTCTTCTATCGTTTGAGAAAAATATCTCTCTTTTACAGTGTTCTCTATTTCAAGGTCGATTGCTTGTAATTCTGCAACTCTTCCGTTTAAAACTACTTTATAGTTCCAAAGCGTGTCTGCGATATAACGATCAACCCTGAAGTAATGCATATAATCTTGGCTAGGGATGATACGTTGTCCGCATTCGACTTGTGTTATAGTCCCGTTTTCATCCGAATCAGCATAAATAAACGTTTTAAATCGCTCGTTAAGTTCGTATTTTTCTTTCAATTCCATTCATATCACCCCTCTTGCCATTTACTTAGTACCCTTGCGTATGCTGTGTGATCCGCACTGTTTGAAGCTATTCTCAAATATACATATCTCATTTGACCTGTCGGCACGCCCAAATCAATTCTTGGATTAATATAATAGTTGTCATTAATCGTTTTATTGTGTGACGTAAACCATAAATCAGCACCATCATTATCTACTATTTTGACTTGTGCAGATGAACCAGGGTCAACCGCAAGACTCAGTGCGAATACTAAATATCTTCCTGTATGTTTGAAGGTAAAGAAATTACAATTTGACCACGTGGTATTACGTGTTGCATACCAATATGCACTATAGGCAACACCTGGTGACATAAATGGAGGCTCATGCGAGCTGACACCCATATCAAAGTTTGCAGTACCATCTATAATTAAGTTATAACCATCTGCTCGCTCTATTTGTACGGCGCCTTTTTTTATATACATACCGCGATAATCAAACCTAGCGAAAGAATCTGATTTGGATGTATTAGCTGTAATTCCATTCTGGTCCATATTGATTGTCGTTGGAAGTGGTGCGGTTAAACGTAAATCCGTTCTAATTTGTTGCATTTTAGCTCTAACTTCATCCGGATTGGCCGTCCAATCCATTAACACATCACCTTCTTGGAATGACATTTCAATTACATGTAATGTTCCAGTAGGCAACCCATTAAAAATGTAAGGGGAGAAGTACAAATCTTTATCCGTCGGTGTTAAAAATGTAACGTACACTCTTTTCCACTGTTTATCTAAAATGGACTGGTCATATTTAACGATGGTTGTCATTTGACCACTTGTATCTTTGGATGTATGTGCCCAAAAGTGAAGCGGTGTTAATTCTGTTCCGTTTCCTGCTGCCGAACCACGCACCATAGCGGAATACGTATAGTAAGTACCTCTTTTTAAAGGAATATTGCCTTCTAGATATTTAACGCCTTGTGGCATAGGAATCCTCAATGTACTTTTACCGTTATACACGACAGAAGTATCTACTACACCACCGCCCTGCCCATTATCCGCCCACATTGCATTCCATTCGAAGTCGGACGTGTTATAGAGTATATTCCTACCGCCACCTTGTTTCTTTGCGGGGTCATATCCTGCATCGAAAGTCGTTTCTGGACCGACACGGATGTTATTCGCTTCAAATTGCCCAATAACCCCTACAGATGCAACTAAACCTTCATAAGTTAGCGCTTCTTTAAATGTATTCCCACCATCACGACTAACCCCAATACCTGCACTATTGAAAGCGACAAGGTTGTTGGGGTTGTTAGGATCAACAGCAAGTATTCCATTCTCGAAAACTAATTCTGTTTCTGCGTTTTTAATAGCTTGTGTTGCACGTTTTACCGCCTCATCAAGAGCGTTGTATATTATTTTTCCATCCTTATTCACAATGCCTTTTAATGATTTTTGTATCGCTTGAAGAAGTGTTCCCGATAAATCTTTTTTGTAGTTAGCTAGCGTAACCTTGCAGCTAATTATCTCTAATTCATTATTGAACTCTTCATCAATCTCCATGATTCTCGTTTCGATATCCACATTCATTGGCTCATAAATTAAAAGAACCCGATCTCCTTCATTTGGGATAATGAAAGGATATCCGGCTTTTCTTAAATCTATAAAGTCCAGTGTCATACTGATAACTGGAGTGTCTTGTAATGATTCTTTTAATGCGTTATCTAATCCTGATATTGTGGTGTACCTTTCATCATCAATCATAGGAGCTTCAAGAAAACCAAATATGTGAACGTTTGGACTTGTATACTCTCTCATTAATCCGTCTTTACCATACCCTCGAATGTATGTAGCAAGTGATTTTGTATCAATTGTACGTTCGAAGGTCTTTATATTAAAGTTATATCTAAATTGGAAATCAGTATCTTCACCAATCTTCGTTTTAAATCTAACTAAGTTTCCGCTAATAGACATTTCTGTTCTATATCGTTCTAGTACCTTTTTCAACAAAGATAAGCGATTGTCTTTCCCGAAATTCTCGAAATCTTGAGCGTAAAAAGAATCAATTATCGCTGTTTGATACCCAGTACCTTCAAATACAAAGTCTAGCGCATCCCGTAACGTCATGCTTCCATTACGCACTTCGTATTTTTGTTTATCAATCATCTTCACAAAGAAATCATGGATACATTCAACTTGTTTATAAAATGTATTCCCGATATTCCTTTCGGCTATAGACTTAATTACGTAAGTCTCCCCATCAAATTCGACTTTACTCTCTTCTTGAACAAGCGGGAAAGCGTATTTATTCTCTTCTGTAGGTATGATGAGAAAACTAATAACTTTCTCTCCGTTCACTTTTCGAACACGATTAAAACTTTTAAATCCAGTTAGTATTTCTGTGTTCCCTAATACATCTGTAATTGTAATTAAATTCAAATATTCACCTCCCAACTATAGATAGTAAAATCTAAAATCAAATGAAATAGAAAAGACGCCTGTAGCGCCTGTAATTTCAAAGTCATTAAATCCTGAATTTAGTGTAATCAATTTTTTATTTGTATCTCGCACAATAGATAAACTATTCTTCGTAAATCTAACTTGATCTAATCTTATTGTGTCATTTTCTGATGTGTTTCCTGTATAAGACCACTCATCTCCAGTTGTCTTATTTTTTATTTTTAAATTGGTCGAAGCACCTTTAAACGTAATTAATAAAGGCATTCTACGTGGGTTGAGCGGAACATTCCCTGCATTGTAAATGTTGAAAGTTGTAGTACTATGTGTGTACTTTACATCTTCAGCAATTAACCCCTGACCAATTTGCCACAGATTTGAATCGAATGTGAATGGATCTAAGGTAGTTCCTATTGATTCAGCAAATGGAAAAGCGGCTGTAAATTGCAATGTTACTTCTGACCTAACATAACGAAGTGTACTTATAGTGTAGGGGTCAACTTTAACTAACCACCGTTTACTCATTTCACGTTTGTCGATTAAATAAAACGCTTCTTTGCTTTGAAACAATTGAAATATTTCATTTCTAAGTAAAACTATATCGTACATATCCCTCGCACTTACTTTACATATAGCTTTTAACTTCCTTATCCCGATAGTAGTGCCGAGATCAATCGCTCCATCGGCGCCCTCCACGTCTTCATACCTTGTTTTATATTCGGGAGAATCTGGGTCAAATTCTACTAATCTTAAATTGTAATTTGATATGTCGATTGGTTGTCCGTTTATTCTTTGTATAATTAATCCCATTATCTCCCTCCTAACATGAATTGTTTTGTAGCAAGTCTTCTACTTAGCTCGTCCTCAATCATATCAACCATATGCATCATATCGTTTTCATTACCGTTTCCGTTGTAATTTAACGTAACGGATACAGGTGTATTGTTGTTTGTAGTGTTAATGGCTTTATTTTGCAACCCTTGACCTGGGGCATTCGCCGTAATATCAGGTAGGTCTAGTAATTGACTCATTAGTCCACTAACTTGAGGGAAAGCTAGTTTAATACTGTCTGAGATTGGACCGCCAAAGTCTAAGTGATCTAAGTCGCTTAACGGTCCTGTTTTTGCAGGAGAGAATGGTAGGAAATCACGTGCTTTTTGTGCCAGTTTGCTAACTTCATCAGTAACCCAACTCGCTGCACTTCTAATCCCTTTTGCCATCATCTCTATTAACCCACGACCTGCATTGAAGAACGTTTGCCCCATTCCAGTTATGAAGCTAACTACTTTATTTAAAATCATTTCTACCCCTGTAACCACTCCGTTAAGCTTAGAAGAGACTCCGTTAACTATCGAACTCCAAATCTCACTAAATGCATTTTTAGCCATGCCACCCCAACTACCAATATAAGCACTAATCGATTCTAGTTTTGAACCGAAAAATACATATATGTCGGCAAGAGCATTATTCCAGACTCTTTTAATATCATCCCAAAATTTAATGAATGGTTTGACTATATCTACAGCGAATTTACCAAGCCATTTAAGGATTCTACCCGCTCCCCACAGCTGGAGCCAACCCCAAAGTAACTCAAGGGCTCCGTTCCAAATCTGTTTCACTGCATCCCATAAAGCGGACCAATTACCAGTGAATAAGGCAGCGAAAAAATTCACAATTCCTAGAATAATATTTAAGGCTCCATTTATCACATTTTTAATAGCTTCCCAGGTTCCAATCACTATTTCTTTAATAATCGGCCATAAAACCTGCATAATTGAAACTATAATTGGCATAACTGTTTGAATTACGGAAAGTACAAAGTTCCACACATTTTGTGCCGCTTGCATTATCATTGTTCCGTTTTCAGTCCACCAAGTTTGGATTTGTAATAGAATTTGTTGGAAATACGTAGTCATGGCAGTCCAAATTGGAATGAGTATGCCGTTAAGTATGAAATTCCATACCGTCATAGCGGTAGCTTGTATCATCTGCCATCCTGTAATAACAGCGTTCCTAAAACCTTCACTCGTATTCCATAAGTACATAATTCCTGCAACTAAACCGACAATCGCAGCTGCTACCACCCATACAGTGGCACTCATAGCCATTAATCCCGTAACCAATGGACCAATTAACATCCAAATAGCAGACCAAGCGGCGAGCATTCCGTTCCAAAGTCCTATACCTATTGCTAACGGGGATAACAATAAGGTTAAAGCAGGTACTAGCATCATTATCGCTTGAATAATCAACGCAATTGTTGGGTGCGCTTGGTTGAATGCTGTTACTAATTCGAAAAATTTTGCTGCGAAGTTAACTATAGGAGTCATGAGCATTCCGAAAGCATCAACCATAGGCTGAATCGCTGTAACAAAGGCGCCTTTCATTCTTTCCCAAGCTAACCCTAATGGAGTTAATGAATCTTGAAGTTCTTTAATTTTCCTGTCAGTCTCTTCTTTTAATCCTTGTAATTCCGTAGTTGCTTGTGCTCTTGCTAAACTCATTTTCTCTTTCCATAGTCCAACATACTTTTGTAACTCAGGTTCAGTCATTTGAGATATAGCTTTTACTTCTTCAGCTGATTGCGGTCCCATTTGTGCGAGATAATTGGCGAATTCTGAACCTGCCCTTTGCGCTATACTGGCCAGATTATCTTTCCACCTACCTAATATTCCTACCTGTTCCTCGAGGTTCTTCATTAGTTTCTTTCCACTTGTCTTTTTCATTTGTACTTCTTCAAACAAATTCCAAGCATTCATAATTTCTGTTGTTCTTTGTTGCACTGCATCTCTATAAGCAGTCAGTGCTTCCGCCTGTTGTTTATATATTTCAGATGGATCTGGTCCCTTTGCCGCTTTAAATAACGCAGTATATAAAATAGCGCTTGTAGCTGCAGCTGCTAATGCTACCATTTGGAATCTCATTAAACCTTGTGTAATCATCATGGTCATGTTTTTCAGGTCTTTCATACTCGCAGTTGGACCTAACATTTTCAACGCTAATACTGAAGCGTTTCCAGCGTTAGCCATTCTGTTCAAAGCATCCGCAGCACGTAGCCCGGCACTATTTATTGTGTATAGCGGATTTGCCATCCTTGCGTAATTTTCACGTATACGAGTTGCTTGAGTAGTCATATTCTTCATATAACCTATTGTTTGCAACATACCCATCATAGCCAACCTATTTGCGTTTATAGCTGCGTCTGCTGCTGCCTTTTGAGTTTTCCCTACTTTCTGGACCTCTGACATGAACTCTCTGGTTGTTCCTGTATAATTCTTGGATGCTTGCGCTAACTTAAAATATTGATATTGAGCACCAATCATTTGGTCTTTTACTCCGCGCATGGCGATTGCTTGCTGGTAGTGAGCGCTCCTCATTTCACTGTACATCCGTCTTGCTTCTTCTGAAGTTCCTCTATAAGCATATCGAATACGACGTCCTAAGCTATCGTAACGAGCACCTACTTCATCAGTTAATCCGCGCGCTGCATCTGCAACTCCATCACCAATGTGACTTAGTTCATCATTTACCCGTTGTACATCACTACGTATATTACCTGTCTCTAACCTGGTATCTATCTCAACGCGACCATCTGCCAATTATCTCACCTGCCTTTCACCTTATCTTTTTGCGCATCCATTCTTTTCTGGAATGCCACGAATTCCTGTTGTTCTCTAATAGCTTTTGCTTTCGGAAGCTCGTATAGTTCTTTCATTTTCTTAATACGCTTCCTCTCGTCACCATTAGTCTTATCTTTCGGCGGAATATCACATGTTCGATAATGAAGCGCTTGTCCCATTGGGGATTTGCTAGAAAGGTTACGGAAGAGAGCCATGAACTTATTCCATTGCATTTTTCCTTGCTGTTCAATTAGATCAACATTGTAGTCGAACAAAAAAGAGGAAAAAATCCGTTCTGCATCCACTACAAAATCTACAGTAGGGATGGTCGGCGCCTTTTCCTCTTCTTTCTCTTCTATTTTCTTTTTCATTAATAATCGCAAATCAATATCTAACCTATCTTTTAAGATGTCCAGTAACAACATTGATTTACGTTCTGCATCCAACTGATTTATGTCCACTTTATCTACAACTAGCATATTCAATGCAATGTCCGTTTTTAGGTACTCATTAATACTTTCGTCTTCAAATAAATCGAACAGCAAAAGAATGTTATCAAAGGCTAAGTTCAACTCTAAACGAACGCCATTCCATGTATAGAAATCATATTCACGTTCGGTTAATTTAAACATTATTTCTTCACATTGCTTAGATATTTATTACGTGTTTCTTCCGCTTTTTTTCTTTCTTCCTCAACATAAAGTCCGTTCAAGTAATGGACAAGTCCCATTAAGTTTGTAGATGATTTTCCAGCCTTTTCATATAGCGAATCGAATGTTCCTTCACCTAAGAAAGTTTCTACGATATCCTTAACCACTTCTTTTTGTTTTTTCGCTGTTTCTTCGATTACTTCATCTGTAGCAGATTCATAATCTGAAATTTTATCAGTAACCACTTTAATTTCCTTATCGAATCTTTTAAACGATTTTTGATACTTCGTTATTGCCTCGTCATTAAATTCCACTTGATACAAAGTACCCGCTACATCAATCTCCTTATAAGTCTTTTCGAAATTAAACGTAAATTGTGTCATATCCATTTCTCCTTTTTAAGTAATAGAAAAAGAGCCGAATTAACGACTCTTCATTAAGGTGTAACAGGCGCTTTAACAAACTCTGGAACACCATCAAAACTTAGTGTAAATTCAATTTCACCCTTAGAATTCGCATCTCCACCTGGAGCTTTAAGTTCAGACATTGTTGAAGGGCCTTCCCATTTGTCTCCGTTTGGTTCAGTTACTCGGAATTCTGTTTTTCTGTCAGGCCCAACCTTATGCATTTTACTAAATATATAGTCTTGAGCTGGATCTCCATATTTACGATGCCCTTCAAAACCATATGACATCATGAAACCTGTAATGTCACGTTCAGCCGCTCCGCCACCATCATAGTAGTAGTTTTCGTCGCTCTCTTCGTTGTTGTCGGGATCTACAGATGTAATACCTGCTGCGATTCGAACCCATGTAGGTGTTTCAGTTCCTGGTGTAGTATTGATTTCGAATTTATAGCCGTGATTCAATAAGAAACCTTGATTATCCATATATTAATTACCTCCTATTTCTAATTCTGTAGAAAAAAGCGCTGTATATATCCATTCATTTGCTGATGTCTTTTCAACGAAATTAGGCTCCACATACACATTCAACCGCCTTAGTGTATAGGAGCCATCTATAACGTGAAAAACACGCCTATGAACGTTATTTAATTCTCTTGTGATAAATTCCATTGTGTTGTTTGCTTCTAGTTGGTTACTGCTTTTAGTGAGTATTTGAATTTGTTTATTGATGATTTCGCCTTCGTAATATTGCTCTCCTGGCGCTGACGGAATCATTCGTATAGCAATACTTTTTCGCGGCGCATCATTTACTCCTATATCCAATAAATCAGCTTTTATAGGAGCAAACAAAATGCCTGTTGGCAAAGTAGCGATTAAATGCTTCTTAATCGATTCAATTAGCCATATCATATTTATCCTCCTATAAATTCCGTTTAATCTCATTTTCTACGATTCTAGCCCAATCCGTAACATGTCTAGCTTTTGCTTCCTCGAACCATAAACCTCTGGCATTAGGATTGACATCTGTAGAGAAATTATATTGAGGATTATAGTAGATTCTCCGAGCATAAGGAGTATTCCATTCAATATGTCCCTCTCCTGGTCTACTGAATCTAATGCCTGACCGCTCTACCTCACCTGTATCTTTCGGGATGTAGAAGTTACTATCTTTAAGCACCTGCTGATCTAATGCGAATTGTGCTTTCTGAGTAGCTTCCATTACTTGCCCTTCAATAGCAGGTGTATCAACTCGAATATTCACTCGAATCATGTAAGCACCACCTCCACATGATGGAGACTGCTTCTATCATAAAAGTCACTGACTTTGCTAACGATCATTTCTTTACCGTTGAATATAACTTTAGATTTCTCTTTAAAAGTTATGGGTGTTGAATGTACTGCATCATGAAATAACAGTGTTTGCATTACTGTACTATCACCATTACCATTTAACACGACTGTTTTTTTAGGTTCAATTCGCACCCTCTCAATCGTTACCGCAGGTTCATAGTTATCACTGCCACCCCAAGTGTCATCCTCGCCCTTATACTCCAAATACTCGACTGTATGGATTAGTAACGACAAACGCATCGGTTTAGCCATGTACGTATACACCACCATATAATAATCCAGTAGGTTTCAGGAACTTCGGAACTGATATTGCATACTGATCGTAAAAACTAGGTGCATCATCCGCTCCTGCACTCATACCATTTTCAGAATAAGCACCAACAGAAAAACCTCCACCGCCTTCACTTACAGTAGCGGAAGTGACTCCATTAATTGCTAAGAACTCAACTTGTGCAGCAGTAGCTTTTTTGACTTGATCACGAATAAAAGGAGCAACTTTATCGAAGTCAACTCCTTGTAATTTGTAACCTATGATGCTATCTATTTGTTCACTGGCTCTTTTTATCATTCGATTTAATAGCGCTACATCCGACACCGGAGTTCCTTCATAATCGTTATTGTAGTAATCAGCATCTATATATGCCATACGACCACCTACTTAGCAGCAGACTTTTTTGGTGCTTTTAAATCAGCTACTTCTTGTTCTAACTCTTCAATGCGGTCAAGGGCTTTGTTATATTCACCTAACGTGACATTGCGGCCACCCGTCGCACGTTTGATTACTTTACCTTCTTCAGTAATCTGATTGAATCCATCATTCAAATAACTAGGAAGAAAGTCTTTTTCGATGTGCAATACTTTATTCAATCGTTGCACTTTTACCGTGTTACTCATTTAACACCATTCCTTTCGTAATAAGAAAAAAGAGAAGCTGTAAAAACTTCTCTTTATGCAGTAGTGATATTGAATTTAACACCTGCTACTTTTGCGCCTAAGATGAATACATCCCAGTATTTACGCTCGTAGTAAAGGTATTTTCCACCAGTAGCAGCACTTGGAGTATCTAAGTCAACGAATTCGTATTTTTGTGGAGATACAACCGCTAAAGGATGAACTAAGATCATATTGATTTGTTTTGCCGCAGCATCCGGTACAGCGCCGTTCGTAAAGTTGTAAGCTGTTTTCATGCGAGAAGAAGCGACAGTAACGATTGTCACATCGTCCAATGAATACACATTACGATTAATTGCATTTTCACCAGCACCTTTGATATCAAGCGTACGTTGAATTTGTTCTGCTTCTTTTAGTAACTTTTTAACCGCAGGAGTTACATAAAGAATACGTCCTTCTTGCGGAACTTCAGCTTCATCCATTTCTAACATCATTTGATCGAATACACTTAAGATGTTTGCAGTAGTTAAGACTGTAGCATCTGCTGTTTTTCCTGCTCCAGTGAATTCAGAGTATAATTTTGAAGCCATGTATTTGTCATGCTCAGGGATACTTTCTTCGTTAAGGAATACACGTGTAATGTTAGCAATCGATACAGCCATGTTCGTTTCGTCAATGTCTACTGGATCAACTAAAGTACGGAATTCACGGTCGTGACCTAAAGTCTTTGGTTCGAATGAGTTATCAACTCGGCGAGTGTAGTTGCCTACAACATCACGGTTAACGTCTGTGTATCCGCCTACTTTGATGCTTGGAATTTGAATCGTTTTAGGACCTGTCCATTTAACGATATTGTTGTTTGGTGTGTTGTATAACGCACCGAATGCAGATCCTTGTGCAAACTTTTGTACTAATGCCTCTTGATATTGTGCAGCGTAATTCAATGTAGCCATGAATAAATCACTCCTATTTTCATATTGTTTTAGATAAGTTTAAATGCTGAAGCCCATTGTTCTGCTTCAGTCTGAGTTTTCTTTTGATGCTGGCCAGTTGTAAATGTAGGCTTCGGAGCTCCTTGCGGTTCTTCCGCTACACCTTTAAAGTGAGGAAACTCTTCAACTACCATTTCGATAGCCTTCGTAATGTCTACATCATCACTAACCTTTGTTTTTGCTAGAGTAATAACTGCATTTAAGTTCTTTTCTTCTGTAATACCCGACTTAATTGCAGCGTTTTCCGCCTGCAAATTAAAAAGAGACTCATTCTTTTCTTGCAACTGAGTCTCAAAGGCTGTTAATTTTTCATTTGTCTTTTCTTGCTCTGTCTTAAGAGAATCTTGATGTTCTTTCCATCCTTTTAGCGCATCTTTAAGTTGATCTGCATTTTCTACACCGAGCTTCTTAAATAGAGCCGCTTCATTATCTTTTTTAGCAGCATCCATCTGCTCTTGCGTAAAAGTAACAGGTGGTTCTGGATTCACTAGCGGTGTAGTTTCTGGTGTCGTTACATTTGGTTCACCTCCTTCCGGTGCAACTGGCGGATTATCTCCCCCTTCAGAGAAGAACTGCATTTCGTTTAATCGTAATCTGAATGGTTTTTTCATCATAATTCCTCCTACACAATGTTTTTAGCAAAAGAAAAAGCCCTCGTTATGAGGACTTCAAATGTTTTTGCTCTAATTCTTTTCGTGCTTCTATAGCTTCTTCTAATGTTTCGAAACGTTGCGAACGATATATTTTTTTATTCACTTTAAGGTTAGCTCTATATTTTTGTGTTTGTTTTTCAAAATAAACTCCTGTTACCCCTGTTTTATTCCTAGGGTTAATACGTTTATTCATTTCTTGTTCTGAGCGTGTTGCCCATCTGCAATTAGAAGGTTCATAATTACCATTTACATCTATCCTATCAATAGAATGGCTTGGTGATGGTTTCTCTCCCATATCTTTAAGGAAATTATCAAACACATTCCAACTTTCACAAACACTAATACCTCTTGCTCCGTAATTTTTAAAATTGCGATTATTTTCGTTATTGCATCTCTGGAGCATACCATTCCAGGTGTGATATTCAGCAGACGCTTCAGACTTCCTTCCGCCTCCGTGTCCGTGTTTAATGCGGGCACATCCGCATGAAGTCGTGTTTCCTGTAGTGATGCTGCTACCTCTAATTGCCTTCGTATTCCCACATTCACATTCGCAAAGCCAAGTTACATATTTCCCTTGATTTTCAACTCTTTTAATTACAGTTAACCTACCGAATTTACTCCCTGTCAAATCAATATAGTTAGACATTTTTTCAACCTCCCACAGTTGCCCCGTTATAAATATAACAGGCAGGGAAGCGGGTACTTCCTTTTCGGTTGGCCGACCTAGCCTGTACCTATATTATACCAAATTTAGTACAGTTTTTCTCGGTCGTACCTTCTTGTTCTCTTAGTATTTTTAATGAAATCCCTCATTACTGATTGCTGTTGTGAGACCTTGTTTTTAGCGATATCTACACCTTCTTGATCTCCTAGCGCTTCCATGACGCGAACTTCTCTTTTTGCTTTCCTGATACGTCTTTCTATTGCTCTTTGCTGTTGACTTTGCTTATAAATCCTACGATTCTCCTCTATATCCGCATAAGGGAAATAACGCTGTGTTGATTGCCCTTCAATGTACGGATAACGAATATGCGAGCAATTTATCCCGAATAGTCCATCAGGTTCTCCATAACTCGTACTGCTCAAAGGCTTATACTTAGGATGCTTGCCACTCAAACTGTAAATCTTACCTTGATCTTCGAAACATTTCGGGCGCGCTCCTGGATAACTGGATACTTCACATAAGTCTACGTTATAATCCCGCATTCTTTCGTCTTGCATACCATTAGCTACGTTTTGGCTTGTAGACCGAGCGCACATACTAACGTATCCTTCTACTCCCCATCTTCGCCCCGCCTTATCAATCAATGCAGGGATTCCACGTTGCGCCCATTCGGAAACAGTCTGCCTTAATGCTTGTTGTGGCGTTATGACACCGCCTAATAGTTTACCTACCGTTTTGTTTAAAACATCCAGATAAACCTGTTGTGACTGCTTCAACATCGTTGTATTTACAAGGTTCAGCGTTTCTAATGCCTGTTGCTCGTAAGTATTGAGTATGCCAATTAGCGCGGCACTCGTATGCATTGCAGGAGCAGAAACTAAACTTCCTGCTTGTACTGCTTCCTGATATAACGGTTCATGTTGTTCCACTGCTGTAAATCCAGCACCTTCTAACATCTTCCGCACTTCTTCAGCCGTTTTACCACTACGACTAGCGATAGTGTTCATTTGCTGTTGATTCAACTTACCTAGCTTATTCAACTGAACTATGCGCCAATGTTGGTATTGTTCGAAATTCTCAGCAGAAAGTAACAATTCCCTATCGTACTTGAGCAATCTAGCCATATTTAAAAGCAACTCTTCTTCGATTGCATTGTAGATATCTACTACAAACATAGAGAGTTGCTGTAACTTCTCAGGAGGGAGTGCCATTACCCTTCATCTCCTGGACTATTATTCTGTTTTTTATTGTTCATACCGAAGAAATCCACTCCTTCAGGCATAACCATTTTATTTTCGTTTTGAATTTCTTCTACGATTCTCTCTGCTTCCTCTTCGGAAACACCATGAATCTTCATAATGGCTAACTTCTTAGTAGTTAATCCATTCATAACAAGCGTAACTTGCTTATTAATCTCTGCTGTCTGATCCTCTGCTATAGAATCGTCAAAAGTAACAGTAACTTCATATTCATCTGTACTTTCGAACTCATCATACAGAGCAGCTATTTCGATAATAATATCAACTAAATCACGAATACCATCTTCAATAATGGTTTCGTGAGACTGCTTCGTTCTGAACGTCTTGGAGTTTTCACTTACCACTTCTGTAGCAGTTTTAACACCTTGTCCATCAAAGCTAAATGCCCCGGCAGAGAAACCAACCTGCATGGATACATAGTTTAATAATGCATTAATAGCAGCAGTATGTTCCTCTACACGCAACTCTACAGATATATCTTTAATACTCTGGTCACCATCATCAAACTTCATCGCTTCGTATACTTCGTCAGTTGAGTCAAAGTATCTATGTGGCATGCCTGATATTGGATCTATAACGGTTTTTATCGCTGAAGTTGGAACAATGATACGTTTTTTACCCAAAATAAACTCACGTTGGAAACTATCAAACGCAATATCAAGTGATTTCAGTGTATCTAACGAGTTAGCATAAAGCGAAATTCCAAGCGGTGAACTTAAGTCCAAGTTGTTTGCTGTATTGGGCTTGAAGTATACAAATAAAGGTCTTGATATATCTTTAATCCACACTTCTTCCTCTAAGTCAGGATATAGAGTAGATAAAGGTACTTTTACACCCAAGTCCCCTTGATTCTTACTTTCGTACAGCTCATTTCTTATAACATGCTCGCTACCTTCAATTAGATGCCACTCAAGTAACGTGTACTTCTTATCACCTTTAGAAAGTTCATTTACAAACACGCCTTCAGTGATATGTTTATTGTCCCATGCGATAGGAATAAAGCAGTCTGCTGTGACATAAGAAAGTTTAATTCCATCGTTCCAATACACCTTAATTACCATTCCGCCTAAAGCGAATGTGTACTCTAAATACCTTTGAAACTCTTTAATGAAGTTATTTTCATCCAGCACATTTTTAATATCATCTGAAAGTGTTTTATCAGATATGTTAATTGAGCACTTCTCGTTAAAGATAAGAGCAGCCATTTCCTGTGATATAACCTTCGCCATATTTAGCGATGCCATCCTTCTACTCTTCTGCCCCTCGACCGTATGGTACTTAACGTTATGCCAGTTGTCATAATGACCACTGTATATCGCTTTCCATATATCGATTTGCTTGTATGATTCTTCGTTAATAGGTATCTCTTTTTTATCGGATATCTTCTTAATCCCTTTGATTAGTCCCAATTTATATAGCCACCCCCTTACTTTTGCAACGATGTTCCCAAACAAGCTCTCACCGCCTTATTTCACGTATTGTTTATAGAAGTAATTGTTTGCATATCTACACTCATCCAAAGCATGGTTGTAAGCATCTATCGGTTCGCCATTATCCAAACGGACATACATACCGATTTCTTTTAAAAAGTTATAGTGATCGTAATCGTCACACTCAACAAGTAAAAACTGTTCGTTTGTAATAGCGTTTTGCAGTCGCTCAATACCAACTTCTTTTCCTTTACTTGAACCTTTAATATCTCGAGCATTATTGTCAGCTGCTGTTGTTTGAATACCAATCAAGTGTAATTCTTCCCTTAATGATTTACATGCAGGGTCGACAAATACATCACTATACTGCATTTCAAATTTCTTAACGCACCATTCAATGAATTTCTTAATCTCTTTTGCGTAGACAGACATCGCTTTAACTTGACCAGTATCTTTACCGCTGTGATAGTAGTTAGCGACACGCAACAATCTGAATTTATCTTCATATCGCACCACAATATTACAGCTGCATGAAGTTGCATCTGATTGACCACCATCAGCAGTAAAATACATTTCGTATCTTTGACCACGAACAGCAGGAAGTATGTTCTTTTTCATATCAAACATTGAATAGATAACCCCCTGTGGCATAACCCTCCTACCGAACCAATCTCGTTCCAGTAAGTAAGGATTCTTTGAAAGGATTTCATGTATTTCCTGTTTCCTTTTATCAGTAAGGATTGGATTGTCATCAGGAGTCCAATGTGTCCAACGCGTATTTTGTACATCAAATACTTCCGATATCACAGGATGGTTAGGAGCAGGAGGGTTTAAGTCTGCCAAATGGTAACGGTCCTGCGCTGCAAAAGTACGACGAAAACACTCTTGGATCATACCCATGTTGAGTAAGTTAATCTCACAAAATACTACACTTCCAAGCGACATACCCGTTATAGCACCGACACTGTTACTTTTTCCGGCTCCCTTATAATAGACACGTTTAATTCCATTCGGTGTGTGTATTTCCAAGTGTGAGCCGCGTTCGTCGTGTTTAATGTCAGCTAGGTTACCAAATATATTTTGCAATCCAGTACCATCACCATCAATGAACAGACGGTGCGCTTGCTCTTGGTTATAAGCAGCAATCAAATGGTTCGTATCTCTTGTCCATGTCAAATAGTCAGCATAGCGAAAATGCCCTGCTGTTGTTTTACCTGAACGTGGCGTCCCTTCTAATACGTCGAAGGTGTAATTATATGGTCTGTAGATCACTTCCAATTGTTTAGGGGAAAACTTAATCGCTGTTTTGCTCATATTGTTTACGCCCTTCTATTAATGCATCGAGTAGTGAAGTATCTTTTTGTTGACCTTTAAGTTTAGCAGCGCGTATTTTAGCAAATTCAGTATCAGCTTTGACTTTCTCAATCTGAACCTTTTGCATTTCTTGTTGCATTCGATGTCGTTCTGCTTCAATTTGATTTTTAAATGTATCTGGTACTAAATCGAAGTACTGAGCTAATTTATCTAATGCTTTCATCTTGTCAGCAAGTTTGATGGAAACACCATCTTTCCCTTGTTTAACCTCAGTAATAATTGACCCATCAACTTCTTCATGATCTTGTAAGTCTACAAAATTCATCATTCTTGTAATAGGAGTTCCGTCTTCACTTTCAAACTCAACTTCTCTTTGTCCAAAGGTCACATAGTTAGTAATATCAGCAAAAGCAATCTTAATGTACTCTTTTAGCACATCCATCGCTTCCACAAATACATTTTCAATTAACTCACCTTTAAGCTCTTTTATATAGGAAGAAACTCGTTCACGTCTTAGCAATCGACTAGCCTGTACGTGAGCGCTTTCCTTTGTGTACCCACTTTTAAGAGCTGCTTGAGTTCCATTAAAATACTTCACATAATATAAGCAAAAAAGACGCTCTTTCTCGCTAAGTTCTTCGTCTTCCAAAATTGCCTTCAATTTCTTCTTAGTTTTAGGGTTTTCCACTTTGGTAATTACCTTTTTACCAGTGGTAATATTACCGGTAATATTTTCGTCCCATTTATCCTTTGATTTCCACTTTCTAACGAGAGAAATACTCTTTCCTAGCTCTTCTGCAATCTCCTCAATAGGTTTTTCTCCTTTTGAGTCTTTATACATTTCGAACGCCTTGTCTCTTTCTACGCTTCGTCTACTCACTTCATATCACCCACCACCTTCTATATAATAGGAAGGAATTAATCAACAAATCACTTCACTCACGAATTCCTTCGAAGTATTTGTACTTTCACAACTCACAACCAAATCATTTAAATAAGCACTTGTGTATTCTTGCATCTATTGTAGAGATTGTTTAAATTTATCAGTAGCTAATTTCGTCGCATCAGCTTCATTACTAGCAATCACATATACGTTTGGAATACTGATATGTGGTAGCATTTCCTTTGCGAAATGTTTTTCATTAACAGTAACGTTATATAATTTCATCTATCACTCACCTCATGGTAATCCCTAATTTAGTATTGAAATTCTCTGAAACTCATTGTATTATATTTTTGTGTTTTTCTCTTTCCTAAGCTGAGAAAACATCATCACTTCTGAAAAGGACCCGTACTCCAACGGGTTCTTTTTTGTAAAATAAAAAAAGCAGCGGATTCGCTACTTTAGAGTAAATGATTCAATCTTTTATTCGTTGTCTTCTTTTCTCCAGTAACAGCATGCACTAAGTCCATATGCTTTACTGTTCTTTTATGAGTTTGTGGTATACGTAGATACTTTCTGATTTCTTGTATTTTTTTAATTGTCTCAATATCTATCTTTAATGAAGTTGATAGAAAATGAGGGTTATAGCCATTATCCAAATACGAGATGATATCGTAAAAAATCGCTTTACCACCTACAATATTTATTAAATCTCTTCTTAATTTCTCTCTTATTGTAGCTTCATTTTGTTGTTTCTCTACTAACTTAACCTTTTCTTCTTTTTCAATTAGCACTTTAACTTCACAAATTTCTTGTTGAATTGAATCTATTTTTTTATACGCTTCGCTATTTTCCCTTAAATAACTATTATATAAATCAGGGAATTCTTCTTGAACCTCTTTGTTACATACTGGATTATATTTAAATATTAATTCCATCTCAAGCAGCGAACGCTTTATAGAACTTTCTTCCAAAATATAAGCCACCTCATCAAAGAACATGGCAAATGCTTGTGTATTTGTGTGTCCGCCAAAATGATCTTTGATTCGATTCTTTAAGTCTACAGCTTTACCAACGTATATAATTCGTTTATTTTTATCTCTAATTAAGTAGTTGCCTGATTTCCTTGTACCAACCACTCTGCAAAATAATTTAAGATTCATGAATTCAAGCTCTTCCATACCTTTCCCCTCCTACATAATCCCCTTTTCTTTTGCCCTCTCATAAAGAACTGTGCGACTTACACCAGTAACTTCACATATCTTCTTAACTGTGTATCCGTTCTCTTCACGATTAGCAAGCAGTTCTAAAGCGTGCTCCATTTTAGGGTTTTTATCACCGTATTTTTTAGGTCTCCCCTTATATACGCCACGTTGTTTAGCAAGGTCTATCCCCTCTCGTTGGCGCATCTTAAGTAAGTCCCTTTCTAACTGGTTAACACCAGCCATCACAGTGAGTAGGAAAGTACTGTATGGATTATCACTTGTAGTATCTAGCCAAGTATCTTTTATTGATTTAATCGAAGCTCCTTTACTCTTAATAACTTCAATCAGTTCAAATAAATCCTTTGTACTACGACTAATACGTGTTAAATCGGTAACTACAATCATGTCACCTTCTTTTAAATTATCAAGCATTAATTGAAGTTCTTCTCTGTTTGTTGTTGCTCCGCTTGTTTTCTCTTCATACACGTGATCACATCCATAATCATTTAGCTGTTTCAATTGCCTCGCTAAATTTTGTTCTTGTGTAGAAACACGAGCATAACCAATTATCATAATATCTTCCCCTTTGTCCGTTAACGTGTTCGGAAATTAATTCTAAGTACATAATACCATTTATTTTCCGTACATGTAAACAGGACATTGAGAAATACGATAAATTCGTTTACTCTTTTACGTCCGAATAGGGTAGACCTAATTAGGACATGAAACTATCTCTATTTTCGTTCGTTGTGTTCGTTTGTTTTGTTAGGATTCATGATCCAATCGATAATCTTATCAAATACCCAATCAATAAGCTTCTCCATTAAAAAACGAAATACTAATCCATAGAGACATCCAACAAATAATCCGATGAAGAAACAATCTATTACAGACATCCCCTCACCCCTTGCGTTCGTTTGTTTTGTTTAACTCACTTACAGCTTGATCGAAGTTTTCAAAGTGATACGTAACTCCATCTTTGTTATTACTAGCTAAAATAATTTCTTTCCCGTCTTCGCACAACGTAATTCCGTTCTTATCAATCTTAATCGTTCCAATCGTTCCAGATATAAAACTCATTCCCCTCACCCCTTATCTTTCCTTAACAACAATCAACCCCAAAATCTTTCTGCTGCTTTCTTACCCAAATAAGCGAATAAACCTTTCACAATAACAGCTAATGCCCAGACAATCGAACTTACAGTAAACACTGTCATATAACTAACATCCAATTTAAAAACAAAGCTAATAATCCAAGCTATACCTAACCAAACAGCTGACCATGTTCCAAAAGACAGAATCAAAATCCCTAATATAGCTAATGTAAATACTGCTCCTAATCCTTTAAACAATTTCCTCATCTCCTCCTTAACAACAAACAAGACGCCCACCAGATCACGGCAGCGCCTACGATAGTCGCTATTGGTTTAATCATTGTTTCTCTTTTTCATACCCTCAACTACTTGTTTAGCTACTTTATCCGCTTCTTCTTTAGTTAAATTAGGAGCGGTTACAGTAACACAATAAGTTGTTTTAGTTTCTGTTTTGTTTGGTTTTAAAGCAGCGTAGATGATAGCCACACCTGCACCGACAAATGCTATTTTAATTACGTTATCTAATACCAATGATGACCACATTAAAAAATCAAACATATAATCACCCTCCTAATCAAATGTCCATTTCCTTCAACTTAACGTTTAATGTGTAATTTCTATATAAAAAAGAAAAAAGCATCCGTTATGGATGCTTTTAAGATTAATAACCTCGAGTGAAAATGTTTTTAGGGTCTATTTTTTCTGCAGTTGAATCCTCAGGAACATCATGCCCTTCTATAACTTCGACCGCCAGAACTTCATTCATATTAATTACATGGTTTCCAAAACTCTTAACTCCATTAAAACCTACATAATTAATTTCTGAGATAACATCATCTTTATTCCCATTCATTTTCGCTATAATTTGCTTGTTGTTTTTCATTATAAAAACAATTTCAAGTTCTTTCATATATATCCCCTCCTCTCCTACTCTATCTATTCGACAGAATAAAAGAATATCCTACAAAATAAAAAGCCATCACCGAAGTGACAGCTTTCCAGGGGATGGGAGAAAAGAGAGAAAACAAATGGCAATAAGTATCTCTTCATTTAAGGATGAGTACTCTCAACCTTCTCCAAGCCACCGCATCATGTAATTTTTTAGCTCTTATTAGCTACGCGCTTTACGTTCGGTGACTGGGAGAAGACAAAGAATCTTCTCGTTTATACTCCGTGGAGCCGGTCAATACTTCGGCCATCGCATAGCCTTCGCTGACCTATAGTCTTTACACAATGTGATTATATCCAAGACGTATGTGTTAATTCCGACGCCTTGTTTGAACTAACGTATTTTCAAGGGGATGGAGAGGAGGCTCCACTACGTTAGTTCAAACAAAGAGCGGAAGCTCTCTGCTCGTTTAGAAGAAGAACCTTGACTTACATTAGTAATTGTCGTGAGCAACTCCTAATAAATCAATTGATACTTCTCTTATAGCATGAAGTTCATTCAATCGAACGAACCATCATCCCAATTGGTAAAACGATCTAGTTCTAACAAAGAAATCAAGAAATCAACATGACAAATGTGTTTTTACTACCTATGAGCCTATAAACGAAAGGCGGCACGCTTATACACTCAATGAGAAGTAGAAACAGCATGACGAATGCGAGTTAGCTCACACCCGCCACACTGGAATATGTCATTGTTATACATTCATTGGTCTTCTCGTCTTAACGCGGGTTCTTACCGCCTTGCCCGCCCTACTATGCGGTATACGTTACCGTGACATTCTCGCATCAGAACATTCACTAATAGGAGTGTTAATCCTCTTCGTTATGCGGTTTTCAAAGAGCTTGTACATTAAGAATACCGTTGATTCCATTATCAAAATTCCCCCTTTTTATCCCCTATTTTGTCGGGATTTTCTCGGCCTTTTCAAATTACAAAAACGTTTTTGTTTAGTTTCTGGTTATCTTATCAAACAATTTAACTGCAAATCCAATAGGAAGTAAAACGAATGTACACATAAACATTCCTATTAGGAAATACCAGAAGTTCTCATAATTTTCCCTTTGATAAAAATCACGTATTTTTAGATTGACCATCAATTTTACCTCATTTCTTATTTTTTAAATCATCCCTAATGCTGTAGCAATCAATCTAACAGCATTCTTTTTCTTCACATAGTAAGGGTCTTTCTTGATTAATAATTCGTTGTAAATGTAATCGTCTGTCAATTTCTTATTACTTAAATACTTCAGCTTAATGATATTGGCTTCATCTTCATCTAACCCGTAATTCAATACCCGTTCTACTTGTCTAAACTTAATTTCATTAATACGCTTTGTATCACGGATTTCAGGGAATAAGCTAATACCTTCTCGTTTTTGCTCAGCTTTATTTTCAATGCATACCTTTAAAGCTCGGTAATCCTTTAATATTTTTACGACTTCATTTTGCATCTTCTTTTCTGTCTTTTTATCTAGTTCTGGAAAGAATGCTAATTGCTCCATCTGTAATCCCCCTATTTCTGAATTTGTCTTTTTAACATCACATAAGGTACGTGAAATTTTACTATCTCATTGTTGAATAAGGGAACATCGCGCATTAACATAGCCCCCACCACACTATTGCGCATTGTTCCGCTATCCATTAAGCTGATACCTTTTTACTAATAGATGCTCTCTTCTTATCCTCATCATGAATTCTCCAGCCATCATTAAAATGGTCAACTAAATCCTGATACTTAAATACATCGAATATCGTAACGTACTGATTATCTCCAAACCCTGGTTCTTTTCGGAACAATGTATACTCTCGTGTACCTTCGTATCTTCTAATGACACTCACCCCTTTATGATCTCGTCCATTCACCTAACTTCTTGTCCCATATCACAACGATTAATTCCTGTTTATTTAAGTACTCCCATAACTTCTTACGTAACGGAAACCCTTCATTGATTGCCTTCTTATGGCCTTTAACATCCACGACCTCTACACACCCATCTGAGTATGTTACTTTAAAGTCTGGTGTAAACTTCATAGCTGACTTTTTCGACTTCCCTGATTTCGTTATGCTGCTCTTAATCTCAAAAGTTGGAACCAAGGTGTAGGATGGATGACACTCAATATGAGCGACATCCTCCCGTCCCTGCAAATACTTGTAATAGTTCATTTCTGACTGTGAATCGAAATTTATTCCGTCATAAGTTACTTTCTTCTGTTTAATCCGTGGTGCATTCTTTTTCTTAGTTGTAGCCTTTCTTTTCCTAATCAACTTTTAACCTCACTTTCTATTAAAAGGATTATTTTGTTAAGTCATGATTTGATTGTTCTACGAATTTATTCCAATCTTTTATACCTGTTTCCATTTCAGTGCAAGCTATCGCTAACACATCATCGAAATCGTGCCAATGTTGTAATGCTACATATTGTTCCTTATCAACTTCGTCTGTAAAATCACACTCTTCGCATTGAACCCAAGAAGTCGATGAGTATTCACAATCACTATGTTCTATTATTAAAGATTGTTGTTTGCATTCGGGACAAACACGTGCCTTCTCAGCTTCATCATTTAGTTTTAAAAAGTGATCACATCTTACTTCGGCTTGTGCTGATGTAATTCCGCATTCTTTCGCGTATTTTGTTACGTCTGAATAAATCGTCATTTCCCTCTACCCCCTGAATAAAACTCAATATTCCGTCAATACTGTAGACAACCCATTTCTTAACCTGAGCAGTTAGCTTTTGCTAGCTGCTTTTTTATATTCCTTGTGTATATCAGCTAATGCATGAAAAGTATTGTTTTGAATGAGCCTTAAAACATCAAACGCTTCATGCGGTGTTAAACCTTCCTCCTCAACTAATCTTGCTAAACCCGTAATAATTAACTGTTGTCCAAAACTATCTTGATTAAATTCAACTTTATTCACTTCCCATTCCCCTTTTCTACAAAATGAAATTTTTATTCAATTTCTTCTAATTCGTGAATACATGCCGCACACAATTCACTTACTTCATCGATCCAATCTGTTTCCTCTAAACAATTACTGCAACGTTTCATTCCATTTCATCCTCCAACTCCGTAACAGTTATATAGTTCCTAGCATTCTTCCGACCTGCTATTCTCCTTTGATACGCTGGTCTTGTATAAAAACGAACTGTTGCAGGAAGTACGCCCATATAATCAGCGCACTCCTGTATAGTTCCGATACATAACAATGATTCACCTTTATAAACGACGTACTCCTTTAAGTTCATTGTCTAACTCTCCTTTTCTACTAAAATGAAGTTTTTGTTAAGTTTTTTAGCAAACTTTACTTTCTGCAAAATAAGCAGGGTTTACATCCGAAGCATTATAATAAGTTCCGCCTATTTTAACTGCATTTTTCTGATAGTTATAATGTTCTACAAGCAACAAAGCGTTATCATTATCCGCTGGTGTTACAACGTCACCTTTTTTAAATTCATTAATTGTACGACCGTATTTCACAAACAATCTCCGGCGTTTTTCTTGTACAATTTCTTCTTTAGTTGCTTTTCTAATGTATTCTGGTGGCGCAACCCTTAAGAGTTCACCTGGCGCCGCATCGTACTCCATTTCTATTTCGTCAATCACTATAAGTTTTCCAATCGTTTTATTTTGGTTAACTTCACATGCAACCCATTCTCCGATTTCAAATGGCTCTACATAATCTACAAACTCTTTTCCGAAGAAATAGGAGATATCTATAATCACATTTTGCCAAGGTAAATTAGTTGCTTTAAAACTAAATTCGATCAAATTCATTTCCTTGTTATATCTATAAATTGATTTACCATCATCAATTACACTTGTTTTCAATCGTTCAATTGCTTCAAATCCTGTATATTTTTTCATCACTCATTCCCCTTTTCGATTAAAATAACGCTTTTGTACAAATCTCTTAATACAGTAGACTCACATCAATCTTTTCGATATTTTCTATCGATTCAGTTTCATGATTGAATTGTCCAATCTGATATTCTACGAAACAGCGTGTATAATTGATTGATTCATCAAAGTACTTTTCCCAGGCCGTTTCAATTGCTTCTTCCTTTGTTTCGTATTTATTACTATCCCAAATAGGATTTTTATCGCCTACGCTCTTATACATCCATTTCATAACGTTCACTCCCCATTTCTGTACAAAATTCAAATTTTGTCTTACTTCATATCCACACGTTTCTTGCTGTCTTCTTCACTAAATCCGTTCGGAAATCGCTTCTTTAACTTATGAATGTTCTTCTCTGCGATCTCATTTAAATCAAGATGGTGAGTTTCCGCTAATGCTGCCAAGTACCAAAGTACATCCCCTAATTCCTTCTCAACCTCATCTTCATTTAAATCGTGGCCATGATATACCGCCTTCTTGATATGGTCCGTAACTTCACCAGCTTCCCCGCATAATCCCATAGCATAGTTTGTAGCATTCTCCTCATATGTTCTTCCTGTTGTAAATGTTCTTGTAACTGCCGTTTGATATTCTTTAAAATTCATTCTTCAATTCCTCCTACTCTGATTTTGAAATAAAACGGGCCCGCACTTGCTTCCATATATGTCTTCTTAAAATCGATTGATATACCTAATCTCCACTCATGATGTCTGAACCCTAAACTAAATCCTATTCCCATCCGCTTTCCCCTTCCATCTCACAACTAAAGTTTGTAATCTATCTCTTTCTTCCGTATGGTGCTTGTAATGCGACTTCGCTATTTGTAATTGCGCTTCTAAATTATTAACCTCGCAAAACCATTTACTAGCTTGTCCTTGTTCGTGATGCAACGCTTGTTCATACAGTTCGATATGTTCAGCCTTCATCCAAACACCCCTTTATAGTCCTAATGCTTCCATTATTTTGCCGATATTTTCATCAAAACCAATTAATGGTTTATATTCTGTTGAACCTTCAACCGGATTAATTAAAAAAGTAGGTAGCGAATTTGATTTTAATGTTTCTGTAAGGAATTTATAATCATATTCGCTTTTATCAACATTTCTTTCGATTAATTCCACATTTTCTTTTATATCCGGCGGTAGGTCTGCAAGACGCTCCTTTGCAGCTTTGCATTTAGAACAAGAATTTGATGTGTAGATAACTATTTTCATATTATTCACCGTACTTTCTGACTTTTTTAGTTACTGCTTCAACAGGGTCCATCCCTCTTTTGATCCTTTTATGTGCCACTTGTCTACCCATACCATTCAACTCGCACCATTCACTCATACATTTTGTTACACCGTTAATGGTTATAAGATAATTCGAACTAAGATTTCTGTTTTGTTCTTTGTGAGTTACCCACCTGCAATTATTTGGTTCGTAATCACTGTCTCCATCTTTTCTGTCGATGGTCAGTCCATCCTCATATCCGTTTTCCAGCGCCCATTTTTTAAAGGAATCGTAACCCTTCCATTCTTCACAAACTTTTATTCCTTTGCCGCCATAGTACTCATAATTAACGGTTTTAGGGTTTGAACATCTGCTTTTCATAGCAATCCATATTTTATACAATCTGGTACCATAATCACCGTGTGTAGTCTGTCTGCTTATAGTTAGTTCTTTACTTAAACACCCGCACGATAATGATCCACCTTGTTCTACCGATTTTTTTCTGACTATTTTTTCTTTACCACATTCACATTTGTACAGCCAATACTCGTGGGAACCTCTTTTCTCAACGAATGAAATTGGTGTCCATCTACTCATTTCATTTATCCTCCTTCACCCTGTATACATAACGATCTTAGTTGCCATTTTCTTCATTCTCCTTCACTTCTGCTAATAATTTAGTGATCTCAAAAGTTCCATGCTCTGTATATTTCATTGTTCTTCCTCCTTAAATTTAGATAAGATAGTTGTTAATGCTATTGCTGTTCCTTCATTCGCGATCCATTGCCCTTTATAAAAACCGGATAGCCCCAAATCTTCGTTATCATAAGCTGTATCAGCTTTCTTTCTGTTCTCCACTGCCGACTGTTGCAAATGTTCGATATACTCTTCAATCGCTTCTCTCATTACTTAAACGCCTCCTATTTAGTTAATCCCTTCAATGTCTTATAACAAGCTTTAGCTTGGAGAAGAACTCCATATCTGTACCCGTCTCCTCCGAGTTCTATCCAGTTTCCTCCATAGTCAAACTCTCTATGCCATTTGAATGTAGGGTCAATCTTATTGCGGTGAGACGTTGACGTTACATTTTCTCGAATCGTTAGATTCCCTATATAACCTCGTATTTCTTTGAACTCTTTGTACCTTTCGTTATTCCCTTTGCATACGTATAAAGCTAACTACTTACCCCTTGCATGTCTCATTCTCTCCATTTCCCTCCAACAGCCCCGCCAGTTCCTCGCAACTCCCCTCAAAGAGATCGCGCCCGTCGGCTAGCTTGAATATATTTTTCCGAATCAATAATTCTATTAAAACGTCTTGCCTATCCATGTTGCCTCCTAGCTGATTTGTTTCTTTTTGTATATCCGTGGCGGTTTTGTAGCTGCTTCGTATGGATCCATACCTTTATCCATCCTTGCGTAAAATGAAGATGTGCTAATCCCATTTTCTTTAGCTATTTTCCTTAAAGATTCCCATTGTTTGTGTTTTTTTGGTGCTGTTACTGCTTCGAAAGGATCCATGCCACTTTTGAGCCTTTTATATAATGTTGTATGACTAATTCCATTTTGCTCCGCTAACTTTTTCAGTCCGGCGTTTATTCCTATCCCGTATTTTTTCTTTCTAACTGGTACCGTTATAGCGCGTTCTATCTCCCATCCACGCTTATTAACTCGTAAATACACATTCATTTTACTAATCCCGTTACGTGCTGCAATCTCGTAATCTTCATCAGTAATAACCGGACCATAATACTTCATAATGCTTCCCCCTTAACTTTTACTGAGCGACGTCTTCCTACCTTTATTGGTGGTGTCGTTGCCGCTCTTTCTAATTCCCACCCTCTAACATTTACTCTCGACATGAATGTTTGATAATTGATGCCGTTTTGTTTTGCGATTTCTACCCAATATTTCTTGTTAGGATCCATTTCTTTTGTCGGCTTTGTTGCCGCTTCTTCACATTCCCACCCAAGAATTGTTACTCTACTGTAGAAGGTTCTAGTGTTTATACCGTTTCGATTCGCTTTTTTTACCCACTTCTCATATTTTCTTTCATATCCGTGATACACCGTTCCCGGCAAAGCTGTTATCGCCTTATCAATATCCCAACCTAATTCGTAAACCCTACCGTATAACGTGTGATATCCAATCCCATTATCCTTAGCAATCGCTCGCTCCTCATTAGTTAACCAACGATCTAAAGCCATTCAAATCGCCTCCTTTTTAGCTCGATGTTTAATGTTAGGTGGAGTCGTTATAGCACGTTCTATATCCCATTTATAAGTAAACACCCTCGTTCTTAATGTTGATTTTAGAATTCCATTCGATTTTGCAATCGCAAATTGTTCATTCGATATTTTTTGCGATTTTTTTACTCTTCGTTTGTTTATTTCTTCTATATTTAATACCGGCGTGTTCATTGCTTCTTCTAATGTCCAGTTCAATTCATTCACTCTAGCGACAAATGTTTTATAAGAAATCCCATTTCTCTCCGCTTGTTCTACATATCCCTTATATTTCGTTCTTGCACTTTTAAATATCGGTTCCGTGATAGCCCTTTCTATTGTCCAACCTAAGAATTGGACTCTTTGATTTACATTCTTCTTAGGTATTCCGTTTTTCTCAGCAATTTCATAATCGATTTGCGATGGTACTGGAGCATAACAATTCATATCGATCCCCCTCCTAATCTAACTCCATAATTTCTGCTAACGTTCTGTCTGATATGTAAGTGTCGATAATTTGAATCCGTCCATATTTATCTTTAGCCATTCCTTTTGCTTCGCTCTCTGACTTCGCTTCGAACCAACGAAGCTTCCATTTGTCATCCTTGTCATAAAACTCTACTGAGTACGTTATGACGCTTGTAACGCCTTGTAAAAACTTATCCGCCGTGCTCTTTGCTGAATAATCGAAACTTCCCACGACATCTTCCAGTGTTAATTGCTTCATGCCACTTCTCCAGCTTTCTCTAACTGTTGTAGGCGATACGTTTCCTTCAGTCGTTCAATAACTACCTGACGTCTTCTATCCACCTCTTCAGGCGTAATGTTCGCCGCTTCGCAAATACATGGCCCAAACTGATACATACCCGTTCCAATGTCGTTCTGAATTACTCCCGTTCCGTTACATGCACACATCTTAATTCCCCCTTAGAATGGTAATGCTTTTCTTCTGTAATCCTTTGTATCTTTGAAAACAAGTGCTTTAAAGTTGTTGAAAATACGTGATACAATTCGTTCATCATATGCGCCCTCTAGACGTTCCCCTGTGAGGTTTGTCGTGAAGATAGTAGATTTGCCTTGCCTTCCGTCAAAAACATCGAATAACACTCTATTAATGAAGTTTGTCGCTTTGGTATTGGCATCTAATGCGCCTAACTCCGCTCCCAAATCATCGACTATTAATATTTCCGCTCTCACTAAGCTTCGAATAATTGAATCCTCTGTTAACGTTGAATCTTTACTGAATGTACTTTTAATCTTCCGTAACAACTCACCAACTGTAACGAAGACAACTGACTTCCCTGCTCCTGCAAGCTGATCTGCGGTTGCATAAGCAAGATGTGTTTTCCCTGCGCCGCAATTCCCAGCCATAATCGTGTTAAAAGTCTTCCCGTTGAGATAATCCGTTGTGATGACCTTTGCGAGTTCGAGGTTCTTCGCTCCTTCCTCGCTAGTAGGTTTGTAATTATCAAAATTAGCTTTCTTAATGTTGCTATCGGCAATCATGCTTTGTTGATGGAACATGAACTTCTTCTCATTTGCTTTATCTGCATCGTATTTCGCTTGTTCTTGTTGCTGAAGCTTATTACTTTCGTTTTCAAGGAAGCATCGAGGGCAAACAACTTGTCCACCGAACTTCATCTTATTCATTCCATGTGTATCGCACATATCAGAATCCATAGTCATATTCACCTTTTTGGCTATATCGGTTGGTATTACTGCCGCCGCTCTCTGCATTGTTCTTCGCTCCCTTTTTAGATTTCATTTGAATTGTTAGTTGATCGAACTTTTCACGTAGCTTTTTAGCAGATAAGATGTTACCTTGCCAGAATGGATCTGCTTGGCACCAATCAATAACATCTTTAATCTCTTGTAATTCACGGTTATCCTTTTCACGCATTAACCTAAAGTCATTAGACCAAGAATCCAAGTTAGGCTCTTTTTGTTTAGGATTATTACCTCTAATTTTTTCAAACAGATATTTAGCCCCGTTGATGTCGCAAGTTTCAAACTTGTGACGAGAAGGTTTTTCCTTTGTAGTAATCTCTGTTGTAGTCTTTGTAGTAATCTCTGTTAAAGAATTAACCCTTTCGGTAATTTCCATTTCACCCAAAGGGGGATTTGGATTTTCCCCAAAGGTCAAAATGGATTTCACCCTTTGGGTAACTTCGGAAATATTTAACTTAATGTGATTAGTAGGAGCTCCATTGAATTTGAACTTCTGAACTTCTACAAATCCTTTTTCGATTAAGATTTTGATTGCTCTGTCGTACTGTTTAGGTGTGATTCTTATCTCGTTTCGCCAATCTTCCCGACTTTTAGCTAACCAAAATTCTCCGTTCTTCTTAACTCGCAACTTACTCTTCCCTTGTTCATTAGGCATGTACCAATAAACGATTTGTCCTAATAAAATTCCAGCAATTAAATCTTCAGTAATATCTACATAAGCGAGTCGCACCATATATCCGCTTCTTGCAAATGTTTCTAGTTGAAATATGTTACTACTCATTTAGTTCACCTTCTTCATCCAACATTCGTAGCTGACATTGTCCGCGTAGCCAATTGTTCTAAATTCATGTTTCCCTTGAAAACTTCTGCCGCTTTGCTCATAAAACTTACCGTTCTTATAAACTGGTTTGATTGGTGTTAAAAAATCAAACCCTCTGTCAATCAAATCATTTGTAGCCTTTATCATTTCTATTTGCGTTTGTCTTCTCACAGGTATCTTAAACATCAACCATCACTCCCGTTCGCATATGGCAAATCCTTTCGATACTTTCAGGACCCTATAACCTGGGTAGCGTTTCGGATTTATATATTTCAGTACATTTTGTTTTACTTCATCTGTTGATTTGGCATCCTCCCAGCACCAAGCCGGAAGGAGTACCTTGCTTTGTTTTTCGATCATTGTTCAATCACAATTTCTGATTGTGACAGTGATTCTTTATTTTCTTCTTGTGCATCAGTAACCGGAAACTCTACAACCGCCATATCCTCTGTAACATCTTTACGAATCGGATCAGATGATACGTCTTCCGAGTAGGCTTTCTGCATTTCTATAGAAAGAATTCCCCACTTAGAAAGCATGTTTCGAAGAACTGTCTTTTTAGCCATCGCATCAAAGTCTTTCTTCCATCCAAAGTCCGATTTACTAAACTTTTTACGGTGTTTCTCAATTTGTTCTTTACTCCAATACACTGTTTTTTCAAACCCATTTACTAATTTGAAATATCCAGCGTAACCGATGATTGCATCGGATTTCTTTTCAGTGAAATCAATCTTTAATTCTTCTGTAAGTGGGTTCCACTCAATCAACTCTCCCTCATGAATTTCTACCACGTTGATCGCTTTATATTGACCTGTACGGAGTGCTAACTGAATGTAACCTTTATAACCAAGTTGGAAACTTGCTTTGCCGCTGTAAGGGACAACCCATGCGTAACCTAAGTTTTTATCAACCGGTAAATCTAAAGTAGCTGCAACCATACACGATGAGATGATACTCATAGGTTCACATTTTTGTAGATACGCATCACCGCTGTACATATTGATCATGCTACTTAAAAACTGAGGTGCTTTATCTCTCAACACTTCATCAAATCTTTGTTTAACACTTTCTGAATTCACCAAACCTTTAAACCCTGTTTGTTGAGTTGTTGCTGCTGTATTTGTTCTATTTGCTAATTGATTTTTAACAGTTGAGTTTGTAGCCAATTTAATTTCCTCCCTTATTTAACTGAAAATCTTCTAGATACTGATGTTTTTGCGAATTCTTCATACAAATCTGGATGCTTATCTTTGAATACTTTTGTATCAAAACGTTGCGAATGAACTGTTTTCCAAGTCGCCTGATGTTCACCAATGACCCCTTTTTCTTTATCTCCTATCATTGCTTTTAACTTGTTTTCACGTTCTTTCTTATGAATTTCAAGGATCTTTATTTCTTCTGTTATATTTTGAATGGAAGAAATATGTTCTTTCGCTTCACTTGGTAAATCTATTTCGGAACCTTCATAGCCTTCTGGATACATTTGTTTTAATAAATTAGTAGAAGCTTCCGACCCATCAAACATTGGAGGTATGCGCTTCTCAACGTGGTTTAACCAGAAGTCTTTTTCGATATCGATTAAGTACTGAATAATGTCTTCATCGCGTTCAATCTTTTTATAGATGAATTTGTTTCCACCGATTAACACTGCTATCCACCACGCTTTAAAACCTGTTACAGCCATGTAGTGTTGACACTGTAGAAGATAAGAAGCTGGGATTTCTTCGCCTTCCCACTCTTTCTTTAGGTATTCAGAAGCCGTTTTACACTCAAGTCCTACTTTTTCGCCAACAACCAGCCTGTCCACATTTGCAAGCATCCATGGGTATTCAGGGTGTTGTAAGATTGCGTTGCATGTTCTAACTTTCAAATTAGTACGTTTGCTAAATTCTTCAGCTACAATTTCCTCAAGTACATTACCGAAGTAAGCTGCTTCACTTGGTAATTGATCTTTAACCGTTTCACTTGTTTTGTCGTAGTAAACTCCAATTGGAGAGCTCCATTTATTTAAACCCGCAATAGCTGCTGCATCAGAACCACCAATGCCAGCCTTTCTAGCTTCTAACCATTGTTCATGGGCCATATCTTCAGTTGTTATAAGTACGTTTGCTTCCATCTTATTCACCTGCTACTTTCGTAATTGAATGCTCAACCACATACTCTTCAACACATTCCGTTGAGTTATGGATGTAATCTCCGTCAAAATCCAAGTATTCTTCACCCAAATAAATTTCTTGAGAGCACCCTTCGCAATTTCCGATAGAATCATTAACTGATGAATCATGAGCATTTCCGATTAACATTCCATTTTCAATCATTTTTACGTCCCTCCATTAAATTTATAGCTTGTCCTTGCGGTTTATCGAAAACTACCTTTAATGGTGAAAATAATCGAGATGTAAACTGAAACATTTCATTTTGCTCGTTTGTTAGTGCTACCGGATATAAAACTCCGTCCTTGCAATACATTAAAACTACGCCGTCTTTCATAATTAATATCCTCCTTGTTTTTAGGAGAAAACATTTGGTATAATGTAAGTAGAAGTTTTTACATTTGTTTTCTCCAAACCGTCCTATTGGTGGGGGCGGTTTTTTATTTTGTTTTGATGCTTTCGCGCATCGGAACATCCAGGAACCTTTCATTTAGGTGGGGACTAACATTAGATTCCTGAACATTCCGACAAGCGAAGGCTTGTCCTATCCATCAATCGGGATAATTTCGTATGTTTCTGACATATCTGCATGCCACATTTCAACGTACTCCGCATGTTGTCTTGATGAATATTGTTCAGCTTCTTCTGGTGTGTTTACATCTTTGAATTGATAAGCTTCAGGATTGTGTTTTCCGTTATGTTTGAGATATTTTTTCGTCTTCACATTCTGAATGATGTATTTCATTTCCCATTCCCCTCTCTATTTAGCTAGAGTGATAAACTCCTTATGCATTTCCTCAACCTTATCTGCGCTGTTATGTACTCCCTTTGCTCGTAAATCCTTTATGATCCATGCGAGTTTCTTTTGTTCGTATTCATCACGCTGTTGTTTATCCATCACTTTTCATCCTTAATCAAACGTTTGTTTATGAACTCCATGAGTTGAATGAATCCCGCAAGTCCAATAACTAGAACCAGTATCATAAAATGCGAGAATATGCTCTCTTCCATCATCTACATCGCTTCCTTTCCAAGAAACTTATTAATGAAGTAAAGCTGACCTTTCCCTGTAACTTTTGTGGTAAATGATGTTACGAACTCACCTTGGCTATTTGTTCTTACATATTCTTGTGATTCAAACAGTTGTAAGTCCATTGAGTACTGTGTTGGTGTGTTGTGAAGACTCCCTCTTTTCTTGCAAAGATATCCGTTTTCTCTAAACCATTCGAAGAGTCTGTTTTGTCCTGTATCAATTCCTTTTTGCCTCATTAAGTTTGCTAACTGTTTGACGGTTATGAGGTTAGTTGATACTTGCACTGCTTCAGCAAATGTTACTAGTGGTTGTTGCTGCAAGATTGTTCGTTCAGCTTCAACTCGCTTTGCTTTCTCTTCTTTTAAGTTTGTAAGAAGCCCAATCATGAAGTCTGGGTTAGTTACCGCTTGTTCAAGTGCTTGATCTGTCATGTATGCTCCGTGTTTTCTAATAGAAGGAAGCACTTCACTTGTTACCCATTTTCGGAACTCTTTCGCTTTCTGTGTTTCAGATTCAAAAATCAACTCGTACAATCCATCTTCAGTAATATAAGGTTGTCCATCGTGGACAACTACTGATATGTCAGTTTTTTGGATAACTTTCTCGATACGATCTTTTCTAAGGTACGTTTTCCCTTTCGCTACTTTCGTATATCCAAGTGACCATGCCGCATTTTCGAGATTGAACATTTCCTTACCGTTTAATTGAATAACCTCTAGTGCTCCAAATTCCTGATGATTAAAAACTTGTAATTGATTCATTTTCTTTTTCCTCCGTTTCATTAGTTGTCATTTCGACAACATTTTGAGCAAAAAAAAGTTCATTTATCGATACACCAAGTGCATTTGCTAAGGTCGGAATCTTTTCAGCATCTAATCTTCTCTTGCCATTTTCTATAAAAGAAATAGCTGAAGCGTGGCTGAAATCAAGCTTCTTAGCTAGTTTTTCTTGTGTTATATTTTTTTGTTTGCGAATATCTCGGACTCTGTTTCCGAATGTCATACCCGCTTCACCTCCTGTCGTTGTCGTTTTGACAACTTCTTGATTTCATTATATGTTGTCATTTCGTAAATGTAAACCCCATTTTGTCATTTTGTTAAAAATATTTTTACAGATAGTGAAAAGTTGTCAAAAAGTATATATACTGTAATTAAGCAAAAGTTTTGCAATGCACAGTAAGGTAGTGTAATACACCTTAAAGCAAGGCAATGCACATTAGTAATGGGATATTATTTATAAAGGGGAATAATAAAATTATGAACTTAAACGAAAGATTGAAAGCGTGTCGCGAAAAGAAAGGTTACACACAGACTTTCATCTCAGAAAAATTAGACGTAAATAAAGCAACTTTATCTAGTTATGAATCAGGAAGACGTAAACCTGACTACGAGACATTAACTAAATTAGCAGACATATATGAGGTTTCAGTTGATTACTTATTAGGAAGAGCTATGCATCAGAAGTTAACAGTTAAAGAAACAGAAGAGATAAGTAAAGAGACTAATGAATGGATGACACTGATCAACCAACTTTCAGAGGACAACAAAGAGTTATTTAAATCAACAATCCAAAGCTTTATATCTAAAAATAAAACTCCGTAGACAATTATTAGTCTCACGGAGTTTTATTTTACTTTTTTTCCTGTTCAGCAAGTTCCTTTAACAAATCGCGCAAATGATCGACATTTACCCCTTCAGCTTTTTCCATTAATAAAACTTGTGTTATCATTTCTTCCATTTGCTTTTCCCCCTGCATCCTCTTTTAGTTATACACATAGTGGAAAGTTTTTGACCGTTTGGTCATTTGCTTTCCACCTTTTATAAAGCACGAATGACGCTATCTTCGCGATAGCGTCATTCTCTATTTTCAGCCGCCTCCTGCCCCAGGATCGACCATCATTCTATATTCAATTGGAGTTTGAGATTGTTGTGTTACCTCTTTATCGTTATGTACTGGTGTAAAACCAACACAAGCAATAATTGCTGCTGCTATTACTATTTTGATAGCTTTTAGCTTCAAATAAAATCACTCCTTTTCATACCTTAATTATATCATTTTAAGCGCTCTCTTGATAGTCTAGAATAGAAAAAATCACCTAATTTTTCAAAATCTGCTATGGACTCTTCGAAGTATTTTTTATCCCCAGTAGCTAAACCTTTATAATACTTTTGTATTGGGCTTAACATACCATTTTCTCTTTCTAACTCATCTAACAAAAATAAAGCTTCCTCTTCACGATTCGTTACAGCGTATAAAAATGCTTCTTCAGCTTTATCTGTAGGATTTATGTTTTTTAAATCCTTCCTCCAATATATTTTCAAGAAATTAAGTGTGTTCTCTATAGCTTTTTTTCTAACTATACACTTTCGATTAGACGGTTTCTCTAATGTCAATATCCCTTGTTCGAAATAGTACTTAGCAATACTGTAATCCTCAAATATATATGTTTCACCTAAAATACAATACGCTAGTGCTTTCATACACTCATACTTGTTTAAAGGTTCATTTATAATTTCGAAACAATATTTTCTAGCTTGTTCTAAATCATTCGCATGATGACTACTTGTAGCTAACATCTCTTTCGCTCTTAATGTGAACGATGTTTTTGAAGTCCCTTTTTTTATTTCCTCAATATACGGCATCAATTGTTTTGTATACTTCAAAACCATTTTATGATTATTAAAATCAAGATGCGAGTATATTAATGCGAAATCAGAAATTATTTTCAATTCATTAGTCGATATTTTTTTTGATTTTCTGAATTCATCAACAGCTTCGAAAAACTCATGTTTGTTTATAAAACCTTCATTGCGCAATGATAATAATTGATATACTTCCGCTATTTTTTTGTTCAGTCTTGCGTTTTTGTTTGTATCATTATTATTTAGAATTTTAGCGATTAAAATCTTTTGTAATTCAAATTCACCATACATATTCAGTACTTCAAGTCCCAATCTTTCGTTATTAGGGGACATATATTCAAAAGCATTCAACAGAGATTCTCTTCTGAAATTTATATTATCTGGTTCATATAATCTTAATGTTTCGACGTAATGCATAAAATCAAATTTAGTACTTTGAGAAAAATAACTATTCACTGTAGTATGGCTAACATTAAATAAAGTTGCTAATTTACGATTTGTGTAACCGTTAGACTTCAAGTCTTCGTGCATCTTCTTTAATAACATTTCCATTTTTGTCCTCCTTGTGGACAAAAAGACACGTAAACCCCATTTTGTTACATATAAAGGAAAACGTGTCACTCTCAATCTAAGATGTGTTATAATATGTATGTACAAGATCCGCGACAATGTTCCCTAGCTGGCTTAGGGGGCAGTGTAAGAGTGCTTCCAACACTACTTACACCGTGGGTCTTTTTTCACGTCCGTTTATTTTATTTGTTTTCATAATACCACAAATTTCCCAATATTCAGTCCTATGATTGTCAGACAATTATTGAGAAAGTTTGAAAAACGCTTCATATCAACGTTTTTCAAGTCGTACAAAAATAAAATATGCAATTATGCATGTGACATAATAAAGACCTCACATGCATATATTACCACCAAACAAACGTTTGTTCTAGTCATTTTTAATTTGATTAATTTTTAATCATTTTTGGAATCTGTTGTTTGTTAAATAATCGTTTTATCCAAATATATACCAAATACACCCCTTATTCGATTATAATTGTCGAAGATTAAAGAGGGCGGTGTAATACATTGCTTGGAAAGCGATTAATTTACTTACGGAAGAAACAAGGTTATACCCAAACAGATGTAGCTCACCATTTAAATGTTGCTCGAACAACATATACGAATTGGGAAGCTGAACGCGCTGAGCCAGACATTTCAACGCTGATAAAAATTAGTGACCTCTACAATGTTTCTATTGATAATCTAGTTGGCAGGAATTACCGTGTACCACCGCAGGTGGATGTGATTTTGCATCAGATATCAGAGTTGGATACAGAACCACAAAAGAAAGCTTTAAATTTATTAGTGGAATACACTTACTTGATTAAAAAGTATTTTATGTAGGTCTCACACTCCTTATTTTGACGCATAAACATCTTTACACATCAAGATAATAAGAATCTATTACTAAGATTCCAAAACGAAATACGAAGCGTTGCAGCGCTTGAAATTTCGAATTAAAGATATTGTATTTGAATCCATAATATAAGAAATCTTTTCCAATGAACAGTGGTAAAATTTGACATAATTTGACCAATTGTGGTAAGAGGGCATATTGCTCTCTTTTTTTATTTTTGTTCGACAAAATATGACAATATTCGAATGAATAGTTTGCTATGATAAGCTCGGAAATCTTACATTTTACATAACTGGAGGAACGAAAATGTATAAAAAAATGGGTACAATTGCTTTAACTGGAGCGCTTGCTTTTAGTTTAGCTGCATGTGGTGAAACAGAAGTTAAAGAAGTAAGTAAAGACAATACTCCTAAACAAGAGGAAAAAAAGGACAAAAAAGCATCTACTGAAAACAAAGTTTATAAAATCGGGGATACAGTAGAAGTTAATGGACTACAACTAACTTTCAGTTCAGCTAAATTCGTTGAGCCTAACGAATACATCAAAGCTGAGAAAGGGAAAGTTCTAGAAATTGCGTTCAATGCTAAAAACAACGGCAAGAAAGATATATATTTCGGAACTTCTGAATTAAAAATTGCCGATGCTAACGGCAACCAATTCAAAGAGTACTTTGGTGGAGGAGATTCATTCGTAAACGAAAATATTGCACCAGGTAACCAAATCACTAACAAAATGACATTTGACGTTCCTGAAGGTGATAAATTCGTTGGTACATTCAAACCAACATTTACATTTGATGAAAAATCTGTGAAATTCGAATTTGACGTGGCTAAATAAGGAGAAATTAAAATGAAAAGAACAACTGAATTTGTATTAGGACTTATTGGTGGTATTTTTGGTATTATTTGTGCGTTTATCGCTTTAATGATCGGTGGTATGGGAGCTGCGTTTGAAGCAGAAGGTGCAGACAGTATCATCGGTTTAGGATGGGGAGCTATTGCTCTATCTATATTAGGAATTGTTGGATGCGTAGTAGTTAAGAAGAATGCAAAAGTTGGCGGTATCATGATGAGAGTTGCCGCTATAGGCGGGTTCATCTGTATCTCTATCGTTTACTTATTACCAGGAGTATTATTATTAATCGGTGGATTAATGGGTATCTTCCGTAAGGACAAAGCTGCTGTATCTGCTTAAAATAGGCACTCGAAAGAGTGCTTTTATTATTTCTCAATGGACAATATAACTTAACATGGTAATATAATATTCGGATCGTCATCCAATACATATTATTAAAATTAAAATGGTTCAAGTCGGAGGAAGGCACCTTAGGGTGCCTTTTCTTCATGAAAAAAACACGTCAAATTAACTTTTAAACGTGTTTTTCGGTGAAATGATATTTAATATAATCTACCCCTAGACTAACTAACGGAATAATTATTGCTAAACTTAACGCATAAACCATCGTTTTTACACCTGTATAATCTAAAAAATTATCCGCTATAACTAATGCTAAAACAAATAATATTATTGATCTTATAAATAGTTTAAGAATATCAATTTTCATATCAGTTCCTCCTTCGCATCATGAAAAGAAAAATGAAAAATTCTTTAAATGAGTGTATAATATACATTAGACAGAGGCACAATTGCAAGAGAACAGAGTGGTTGAGACACCCTGTTCTATGTAATACTCACTAATTAGTGAGCGAACGGAACATAACTAAAAGCAACTATCTTTAGCACTCTTAGCCACTCTACAGCTACGTTCATAGCTTGAGTGGTTTTTACATATGTAAAAATAGATAAATTCCGCGTTTTTTGTTCTATATATTCAACGAAAGGCTCAATTAAGTACCTTTCAATAAAAAACAAGAAGACAGCCCCTATCAATTCTTTCACATGCATCACCTCCTTCTAATAAGAACTAAAAATCAACAGCAATTGTTGTTTTAGATTGCTTGATTTTAGTTAACTTACCAGAGGTAGGTTGACAATCCCACTCGATTAACTATCATTACTGGGATAATGTAGCATATATTTGCAAATTTGTACATATCAGAATTTTAAGTTATTAAAAACCTGCATCTTTAATAAATGTCTTCTGGTTCATCATAATAATGAAAACCATCTTCACTTTTCTTCTCACAATCACTACAACAGTCCCAATAACCCCATTCCCCTGTTACTGAGTAAGCACCACCACTATCTTTACAACTACAATAATCATCTTCTTTATACATAAAATAATCGCCTCATTGAATTTATTTTTTAATTTTCCATACAAACCTCTTCATTAACGGACCAATATTTTTCTTCATTCTCTTACCGTTTTTAGTTAAATACACATATTCGGTACTAGCATTTTGCACTATAGAAATAACATGATATTTACCATTTCTTAATTCTCTAACAGTTCCTTGATTGCTAATATCACATTTTTGCTCATATCCTGTTATTGGATACCATCTATCACCATACGTCCGATCACTACAAGATTTACATGTATAACTTTTTTCTTCTCTACCACTTCTGTATTTAGTGAATCTGTAAATGTAAAAATCATCTTCTTCCTTTTGCACTTTACATAACCAACAACACGCCAAAAAATCACCTCCATGCTAATAAATAAGTTTATAAGAATAAGATAACACCTTCATAACAACTTTTGTTGACGAGTTAATAAACTTATCTAAATAAATTTCACGTACTATATATGATTGATAAAACCTAATTCTGCAATAAGGCATATTCTAACCATCCGTCCACTTATCCTCTAACCAAGTAAGTTGTAAATCCTTTATTTATTCCTCTATCTTAGTAAGTAGTTCCCCCAGTTCTTAAACAAACCTATATTTTTCTTCTTTTCTTCGTAATTAATCTTGACTGAAGGTCTTGAGGGTTTTTATCATGTGGGAACGATTATGGAATACGGCTGGAAGGCAGATTTATCCCCTATTTTGAACGATCACAAAAAAAGTAATCAGTCAAAATAGATGGATAAGCGTCTTGTTTTCGCCATGCGGTCACTTATATGGTTTCCGTATGTGTAGACCCTGTTCACTCAGCGATTTTCACCGCATACATCCTTTTTCTATGGCTTGTCCTTGTAATATCGTCCCTACACGACAAACTGAATGTACTCCCTAGCACCGGAATGCTAACGATAACCACCCGAACCTTTTAGGGAATCGTCCCTGGGTAAGTTCTCGCCCACCCTCACCAGAAGAACAGGATTCCAATGAGGGGTGCTGTTTTTGTAGGCGCATACTCAGTACCCCCTGCACGACCAACAGCTAGCCACGCCGTAACACGTTCCCGCTAAATGAATGTATGCAGCACGGAATTACGGCTTATCAGTTTTTATTTACGTGGTATCAGGCAATTCCACGTGAACAAAAAACAAAAAAAGACATCTCGAGTTCCTAAATGACCTGTACATTCACAAGACTTCTAGGTTTAGAGATGCCCGGTATATATCTTTTAGACTACAAAATAATCAAATCTAGTATTTACTAGTTGAATTTTAGTCCAATCACAGATAAAATGGGTATATCAAAGAAGCCTCGTGAAAAGGCATAGTTGTTTAAGAAAGTGATGGTACACTACTTAAACGTTAACACTGTGGGTTAATACAGTTCAGTTCTAGCCAAGTGGTGGTACACTAGCTAGAAGAGTCATTCCCGCTATCGGTTGGCGCCAATAGCATACGGGAGTGGCTTTTTGTTTTGTGTTCATATTCAATTGTTTTGCTCGATCTATTTATGTAGATTTGATTTATCAAAATATGTTTTGTTTTGTAGAATGTTGCTTGTTGTTTATTACGTTACAACAAGCTTTTTTCTTTGTAAATACCTCTATAAGCCAGTTCCATTCCCCTCTCTATAAAATTCTAATTTCATTTTTATACTTTTATAAATTTATACTTTTATAAAAATCTAGTTTTTCAAAAATAGAATGATAGTTTTTTTTATACTTTTATAAAAGTATAAAAGTATAAAATTATATTTTTATAAAAAATATGCTAATAAGGCTTGATAATATAACGTTTTGAAAATAGGTTTTAAAAACTATAATCTATTGACATCTTAATTTTAAACTTTTTATAAAAGTATAAAATTATAATTTTATACTTTACCGTTGGTTAGTTGTGTTATAAAATTAAATTATAAATTTATAAAAGTATAAAAAAACTTTTTTTTACGAGGTGACGGAAAATGTGCAAAGTTATCACAACTGGGAACTTCAAAGGCGGAGTTGGAAAAACTACCAACGCTGTAATGCTAGCTTATACATTCGCGAAACAAGGAAAGAAAACTTTATTAGTAGATTTAGATCCACAAGCAAATGCGACTGATTTACTATTCAACACAATGAAAAAAGTTTATTCAATCGAACCAGAATTCAAAAGAACATTAGCTATGTCTCTTATCGACGCGAACTTACAAAGTGCGCTGATTAATGTACTACCCAACTTAGATTTACTTCCTTCTTACGAGGATTTACAAACTTATGAGAAATTCCTATTCAGAAATTTTGAAGATGACTTCTCACAAGACACATATTTTGCAAAACAGTTAAGTACAATCAAAGAAAATTATGATTACATTTTTATTGATGTGCCACCACAATTAAATAAATTTGCAGACAGTGCCTTAGTCGCTAGTGACTACGTAATGGTAATATTACAAACACAAGAAAGATCATTAAAAGGTGCTCAGAAATACGTAGAGCATGTATTCGCTTTAGCAGATGATTACAATTTACCATTAGAAATTATTGGGGCATTACCTGTACTAATGCAAAACGGGAATGAAATCGACAAAGATATTCTTCAAGAAGCCGAAGAAATTTTTGGTAAAGCCAATGTATTCAGTAATATCATTAAACAGATGGCACGTTTAAAGAGATTTGATAGAACGGGAATCACTTATAATCTGAAAGATGTTCATGATAAAAACGTTCATACTGTATACCAAAATATTGCAGGTGAAGTCGAAAAAAGAATCGAGATTTTGGAAGGAATGACAACAGTAAATGGATAACAAATTGAATATAGACAAAGAACAACTTGGTATGAGAAGAAAAAGAACTGAAGGTTCTGTAACGATTACACCAGAAAGTAAAGAAGAGCAGGAACGTACTTTCCCTGAAGATGATAAGCTCTTTGAAAAACCCAAAAGAAAACTTACTACGAAAGAGTTACCAAAATCTTTCCGTGTCTCATTAGAAACGCATACGGCGATATCTACACTAGCCACAATTGAAGATATGAAAATTTATGAAGTAATAAATATGTTAATCGAAGAAAAGGTTGCTTCATTACCTACACCAAAACAAAAATTAGTAAAAAATGCTGTAAGACAAGTCCTTGAAGTGAAGAAGAGTCGAGAATAGGTATATTATTCATACCTATTCTATATGAACGTTTTTATAAAATTATAAAAGTATAAAATTAT